CATAAAATAATAATGTCATCATCTTTAGCGTTAAGTTCTTTAACTGTCTTATGATAACCTTGGAAGATTCCTTCTTGATCATAAGCTACTCTACAATCTATATTAGCATCTTTAAAATACTTAAGTAGATTTCTAAAGTTAATAGGTTCCTTATCCTTACGACTACATATAATAGAGTAAATCATATTTAATTATTATAGATGACCGAAGATAAAATTAAAAGCAAACTGGAAAAAGAGTTCAGAAAGTGCAAGGAAGATCCAGTTTATTTCATTTCTAACCACATCAAGGTAGTTCACCCTATCTTTGGATTGATTAACTTTGATCTGTATCCTTTCCAACGTAAACTTATCTCTGAGTTTAAAACTAATAGATTCTCGATCCTTAGAAAGTTTAGGCAGGCGGGATGCACTACCTTAGTCGCTGCTTACGCACTTTGGAAGTGTATTTTTAATTCTCACTACAAAGTTGTAATTCTTTCAAAAGATGACGATGCTTCAATGGAAGTTTTATCTAGGATGAAGACTGCCTATGATGAGCTACCAGAATGGCTCAAGCCACCTTTGATGAAAGACTCAGCACACGCTCTAAAGTTTAACAACGGGTCCGAGATTAAATCTAAATCCTCATCTAAGCAGTCAGGTCGTTCTGTTGCAGGTTCGTTACTAATTCTAGACGAAGCTGCGTTCATTGAAAATATAGATACGATTTGGGCCGCTGCATTCCCAATTATTTCAACAGGTGGTTCAGTTATTGCACTGTCCACCGTAAATGGTATTGGTAATTGGTTTCACAGGCAGTATAACGAAGCTAGAAATGGGGATAACTCGTTTAAAGCTATCGACATTAATTGGAAAGATCATCCTCAATACTTCCGTCATCCAGGCTACGAGAAGATGTATGAGAAGTTATCTCAGCAAGATCCTCCAATTGATATTGACCAGTGGGAGAAAACTACTAGGGGTGCTATCAGTTATAAAGAATGGCTTCAAGAATATGAAGCTGAGTTCTTGGGAACTGGTGATACCTTTATTGACGGTGAAATATTAAAGCAACTTAAGGAGCAAGTTAATAATGAATTTTCTACTCGATACAATAACCGTCTGCGTGTGTGGGGTAATCCTCATCCTCATCATGATTATGCTATCGGTGTTGACACCTCCATCGGACGAGGATTAGACTCATCGGTAGCTCAAGTAATAGATTTATACACTGGTGAACAAGTAGCTGAGTTTAAATCTAATAAGACACCAATTAACGAGTTTGCAACCATACTTGCCCAGATTGGTAGAGAATATAATACTGCTTATATTGTCCCAGAGAGAAACTTAATTGGGCACAACTTAATTTATCAGCTTAAAGAAGTTGAGCAGTATGACAATCTGTTTTTAGACGATAAGCATGAGATCGGAGTTCAGGTGGCTGATGCTAACCGGAGACAAATGTTGGTCGGAGTTGATGAAGCAATAAGATTAAATAAAATTAAATTAAACTCTGAGCGCACAATTGACGAACTTTTAACTTTTATTATCGACGAGGTGGGTAGATATAAGGCAGACGTTAATTGTCATGACGATTTAATTATGGGTTTGGCATTAGCAGTTTTCGGATTTAATGAAATAAGAGCGAATACTCCTATGATTCAGCATCGTCCTAATGACGATAAATTTAATATGCCTATAAGTAAGGCTAAATATATGATAAGAACCCCTGGCGGACTAATAGAAGAAGAAGATCTTAAATGGCTACTAAGTTAAACGAAAACGCAGGATACACACAATTTAATCCAAGCCGTGGCAGCATTTCTAGCTGGTTCGGGTCTTGGTATTACCCAGTCGGAAGAAGCGGTAAGTTCTTTGCCAAATTCCTAAGCGGTAGAAAAGAGCAATTAATTCCTCAAGATGGAACTACAACCCAACAAATAGTTCCCCCAGAGCCTCACCCTCTAGCTGGCGATACACTACTTAGAACAACTCCACTTGGCCTGATAAGTCCATTTAAAACCACTCAGATGGTTCCATCTAACGAAGAGGAGATGGAGCGTAAGCGTAGGTATCAAGAATTTGAGGATATGGATGATTATCCTGAAATTGGAGCAGCATTTGATATTTATGCTGATGATTCAACCCAATCTAATCTTGATGGAACTAGATGGGAAATTGATAGTGACAATCAATTAATAAAAGACGAAGTTACATCGCTATTCCAGGATTTAAATCTAGAAACTTTTATTTGGGATATAACAAGAAACGCTGTAAAGTATGGTGATTGTTTTATTGAGTTAGTTGTTGATTTAGACAACATAAAGCGTGGAATTCAAAAAATAAAGATACTAGATCCAAATTACATATACAGAATAGAAAATCATCATGGTATCTTAACTGATTTCTTGCAAGAAATACCTTTGCAGACAGATAGCACCATATTTGGTAAAATTGGATCTACGACCGGACAAAAGATAGTAATGCCATTAGACAAGAATCAGATTGTGCATTTCAGAATGTTCTCATCTGATCCAACTTATTATCCTTACGGTAAATCAATAGCTGCTGCTGCAAGAGCGGTCTACAAGTCATTGAAGATGATGGAAGACGCTATGTTGATTTATCGACTCTCCCGTGCGCCAGAGAGAAGAATATTTTATGTTGACACTGGAAATCTTCCTGCCACGAAAGCTGAGATGTATCTTGAAGCTCAGAAGTCTAGATTTAAGAAAGAGAAGTATTTTAACAGAACAACTGGAGAAATTGACGCTAGATTTAATCCATTAGCTCAAGACGAAGACTTCTTCGTGGCTGTAAACGGTAAGGGCAGCGGAACTAAGATTGACACATTAAAGGGTGCTGAGAACTTAGGTGAGGTAGATGACGTTAAATACTTTAGAGATAAGTTGTTAGCCACACTTAAGATTCCAAAGGATTACATCGTAGAGAAGGATCAAAGCCCAGAAAGAAAAGCTAATTTAAGTCAGTTAGATGTTAAATTTGCCAGAGTCATCTTAAGAGTTCAGCAGTGTATTGAAATTGGTCTTGAATCAATTGCTAAAAGACACTTATTAGTTAAGGGGTTCCCACCTTTATCAGTATCTAAACTTAAAATTAAACTTCCTGAGCCATCAGATATGTCCGCCAAGCGTCAGTTGGACATTGATGAGCAAAAGGCCAGAGTCGTTCAAGCTGTTAAAGGATTAAATATATTTCCAATAGAATATATTTATAAGAACTACTACCAGATGAACGACGATGAAGTTGATGAGATGAAAGATCAGCTTGAAAAGCAATCAAAGGATCCAATCATGGGTGCCATAGCGGCAGGAATGCCCCCAGGACAGCCGATGATGCCAGGGGCCCCAGGTGGTGATCCAGGTATGGGAATGCCCCCAGGAGCAGGCCCAGGCCCTATGGAGGCAGGCGGACAAGAGGGGATGGAGAATATCCCACCAACAGCAATGGAGCAGGTAGACTATTCCGAACTTAAGAAGTTAATGCTTTCGGAGGGATTGAGTGAAGAGGCAATTAAAATTGTTGAAGAAATGTCTCTTGACAGTAAATTAAATAAAATTTAAGTATTAAAAATACCTAAATAGTTTTGATAAGGTTATATTCATGTTAACTAACATTTTTGAGTCTCGTAACAAAACTTTCCTAAACCTAGTAAAACTGGGTGATTATCTCGGTAGATCACTGAGAGAGAGCGTAGAAGTATTCTCAGTTGATGGGGATACGGTAACTTATCTTACGGAGTCTAAATACGTCATCCGTGGTAATTATAAGTTAACTCCACTATCTTTAACTGAAATAGAGATAGAGGATTCTGCTATATTTGAAAGCAAAGAAATTTATAATAAATTAGTTGATAAGAGAATATCAAGCTTATTAGCTGACTTGCTTGAGAATGATCTATCAGACGCTAAGGATAGCTTTGATGGAGTTTTAAACTTGTGGGAGAGCAAGTTGCAATTTGATAGAATTAATAAAAGATTAGTTGATAAGGTTCAAAAGTTTGATGAATCATTTAATATTTTAGCTACTCCAGAGTTTGAAAGACTTTACGATGCTAGACAAGAGTTAGTTAAAGTTTTGAAAGAAAATCAGGATCTCGCCTTATCCCCTGAAATTAGAAACACGGTTAGATTATCCTCAGTAATTTCAAAGTCATTTGATCTTCCAAGAATGACAATTGAACAACTAGCCGAAGATTCAGAGTATACAGTTCCAAAAGAACTTAATAACACTCTGTATGATCATCTGTGCAAACAGGAGATCATTGCCAAGGAATTGCAAGAGAGCAAGCAAAGCCTTGACACCATTTGGATTACAAACGAAAAGATTCAAAAGTTACCATCATACATTTACGAGTCTGACAGCAATGTAATGCAGTTAGTAGCTGAAATTGTAAACGAAGTCCCTTACTTCGCTATGGCTACTAAGAAGCAAATATTCTCACTTGTCGAAGGTAACTTGGACCTTCTGGTTGACGATAACAGAGTCCCAGAAAAAGATATTAAGGAGTTCGTAGGCAAGATCTTCGAATTTAAGAAGCCAGTGAAGAATCACTTAACAAATCTTCTAAATGAGAAGTATGGAATAAATGTCCAGACTCTTACTGCAACTCCCACGTTCGATTCATTAGTCAAAACACAGTCTTTCATATTTGAATGCATTAGTCAACTTACACCAAAGAACTCAAACCTTAGAAGAGTTCTGGTTGAGTTCTCTAATTTACTCAAAGAGAAGAATGGTATTGAATCAATCGACGTTTCTGATTTCTTGAATGAAGTTTTTGAACTGTGTGAATACGACACAAGCCTTAATGAAACATCATTGATGAATTATCTTAACTTTGATAAAGTTGCTGATGATCTCGGCAAGATTGGACAAGTTTTAAAGATGATTCAGGCCGGGGTCGCCGGAGGTGCGATGGGTGGTGCTGCTGAAGCTCTCGGAGGCGCAGCGCAATCAATTGCACAAGAAGTCCCAGAGGGTGAGGGTGAGTATGAGTCCGATGGTGGCGATCTAGCTGGCATGGGAGATGAAGAGGGTATGGAAGATGAAGAGGCCCTGGGCGGGGAAGAAGACATGGGGGATCCAGAGAATGGAGAAGGAAACGAACTCCCTGCCATGGACGCAGAAGACGCTGCCGATGAAGTTAATTCTGAAGATGAAATGGAAGGCATGGGTGACGAGGAAGAAATGCCTACTGAACTCGGCGGCGAAGAGGGTGAAGAAGATGAAGGAGAAATGGTTGATAAAGATGCTTTAGTAGACAATCTCAAAGAACTTGAGAGTCTTATTGCAACTTTAAAATCAGATCTTGGAGATGAAGTTAGTGAGTTCGGTGAGGAAGGTGAAGAGGATGGAATGGAATATGAAGAGGAAGGCGAAGAAGAGATGCCAGACATCGACACTGGGGAAGGTGAAGATGAAGTTCATATAGACGTTGATTCACACAATGATGGAGAAGAAGAGGAAGAAGATTCTGAGGAGGAAATGCCAAAGAAGAAGAAGTCCAAGAAACCAGAATTTGAGTAATTAAACCATGACTACAGGCCCCCGAAACACGCCACATCCAATAATTCTACACGTAGATGAAAGCAACAATCCAGTAAGATTGGCTGAAGCTAGCTCTATCTACGTTACTTCAGCTACTATCGTATCAGCTACAATAACAACCATTAGTGCTACGAATTGGCTTGGGTTGGACTTAGGTAATGCTGGTGTCCCTGGGGGGAATGTTGGACAAATTCAATATAAAAAAGATTCAACTTCGTTTGGTGGAGATTCTGCATTAACTTTTAATGAAGCTAATCAAACTTTAGGTGCAGTTCAAATAATTGTTGGAAATTTTAGTTCGACAAATGAGGCTTTCTTTAACAATATAGCTAGGGCTGAAGAATTCTCTAGCATAACCCTTTCAGCAGTAAGTTCTAAAATACAAACATTATCTGCAACAACAATTTCTGCTGTTACAGTTTGTGCAACTAATTACAATTCTTTATTTGATGCTCTTAGTTTTACAAACCTCGATGCAAGATATTTAAACTCATCAGGAGAATCTGTAACTGGAAGTTTCTATTTACAAAATCTTAGTGCGGCAATATTTTCAGCAACAACTTATTTAAACTTACCTTCAGGTGCTGCCGTATGGAACGCAAGTGCATTAGCCGGAAAGCCAGTAACTTCAACTGCCCCTGGTCAATATCAAGTTTTGGTTTTTAATGGTAACGCATGGACACCCTCAAGTATTGCTGGCATAGGGGATGGAGCTACTCCAGGAGGCCCTGAGTCTAGCATTCAGTTTAGATCAGGGTCAACATTCTTAGGTTCTGGAACAGCAAAGTTCAACACCACATTTAGTGGACTTGAATTAGTAAACACAAGCTCTACAAATTTAAGTTCAACAAATATCCGGTCAACGATAATATCAGCCACAGATTATCTAAATATTCCATCTGGATCCCCAGTGTGGAATGCTAAGAAACTTCAAGATTACGATATTCTTAAAGGAGATTTGATAGATAATGATATTCTATCGTTCAATCAAACGGGTGCAGTAGGAGTTGGATTTTTTCAAAAAACAACAACTACTGATTATGCTGCTGCAATATATCCTGACCTACAACCTACTATTCATGCAAATCTCCCTCAAGTAAATGCAAGTGCGTTAAGAGGATTTGCAGTAACCTCAACTACACCAGTTACAAATAACGTATTAATATATAATGGGTCTGTTTGGACTCCCTCTGCATCAGTTGCCCTTGGATCGGTTGCATCTAATAATTTAGCATCAATTAATTCAAATTCAACTAATTTATCAGCAACTAATTTATCAGCAACTAATTTATCAGCAACTAATTTATCAGCAACTAATCTATCTTCAATCAGTGCTAGAATAACAGGATTATCTGCAACTACAATATCAGCAACAAATTGGCATGGTCTGCCATCTTCAGTTGCTCTTTGGAACGCAAGTGCTTTGCAAGGTGGAACAATTCTAGGTGCTAATACCCCCGCTGGACAACTTGGATTCCTAAGCTATAATCCATCTCTTAATGAATATCAAGCTCAATCTCTTAGCTCCCTAGGAAATAATGGAATGGGCACGTTAGGATATGGTGCAGCATCTTATTTAGCATCAGCTAATTCAAATTATTTTGCAATTAATGAAGGTTGGCAACTTTTTGCTGATTACCCAGAGAATAAAGATGTCCTGGTATTTAGCTCAAACATGTATGGGACTGGTTCTCCAAGATGGACTTGGCAGCAGGCATCATCTTTAGTTCCCGCTGTAACCCCTTTTGGTTCAAACGCAGGAGTGTTTCAATTCCGAGGGCCTAATGGTGAATTTAGTTCAACTCCAGATGTTTGGTATAGTCCAGCATATAAAGTGTTTGAAGCGTCTAACATTTACACCCCAGATAATGGATCAATAAATACTTATTATCTAACTGTTAGAACTGCTATAAATGCAGCAATTTATAATATATTTGGCAAGGAAACTAGTTCTGTGGGGTCGCCAACTCCATCTAGAAATAATCAAAATATTGTATATGATTCAACAGCACAACAATGGAAGCCAGGGTATGCAGTCTATCAAGCTACAGGAATACCAGATCCCGGCACAGGCAGTAACGGTGACATATACTTTAGATACATACCGTAATTTAGAAAATGATTCAAGTTTATCCTAATCCTTTTACTCAAAATCCTTTATTTTTTGGGACAGCTATAAGAAATTCTCCACTTTCTACTTATTCACATGTAAGCTCCACTGCATTTGAAGTAAGTATTTATAACGAAACTGCATCTCAATATAGTGCAGCATTTGTGTATAAGGCAGGAGATCCAGAATCATGGGCACCTTTTGAAAGCCCTTGGACTGTATATGGAGCAGGCGTAACTGGTGCTCCAGAATATTCATTTAGTTTATGGAGAGAAAGAACTGAGGCTCAATTCAATTATTTAAATTACGGAACAGATAGCACAAGTAAAATTAGAGTTGGATATAAAAAAGGAAATATAACTTCAGTTGATATTGGACCATATAAAAAGAATTTTAATACTAATTGGTCGTATATAAACTCAAGTGCTATAGAAATTTCAGGTGTTAATACATACGATAAATTAATTATTCACATAAATAGAGATTTATCAACTCCTTTGTATGTTTTTGCAAATCCAATAGATGTGCCACCCCCAGTGCAAGATGCAGGTAACTTAGCATCATATTTTTATGTGTCAGCAGGAATATGGGAACTGAGCACAGTCTCTACACTATTGGCCCTTAACGATGGGCCAGAGTATACTTGGAGATTAAATATTCCATATAATAATTACACTGTATACCTAGCTCCAGGAGCTTACGTGGATGGAACATTTAGTGTAAGAAATAGATATAATGTTACATTCTCAGGCCCAGGGGTGATAGACGCTGGGATACCTTATTATGATAATTGGTGGTCATCTGTTGGATTTGAAGCCGATCCACCAGTTACTGATGAGGGAAAATTAAGACGATGCCCAATATATTCATTTAGCGGGTTTAGTGAGCCTGCATCTTACGTAGATCCCTCCGGTATAAAACTCATCAATCCGACAATAGTAAATTCTATAGCATATGCGGGTAGTTGTAACTTCAAATTAGTAGATAATACAAAATTAATATGCCAATGGCCCAACACTGACGGATTCCACATAAAAGATCATCAGAGTGTTCCAGACGCAGACAAGTATTCAAGTATGACAAGAACATTCTTGCAAACTGCGGATGACACAACTTATGTTGGTGGTAATCAAGGTGGGGGCGATTGTTTAGTTAGCGGTTGTTATTTTGTAAGCTTGGCTGGATGCACTTTTAGAACTTTCTTCGGTGATTATAATTCTTATGATTATCGCAATGTTAACAATCACTGGTATTCTGCAATTGATATTGATTGCAGAATTTACTCGGCTCCTGCTTACACTTACTTAGGGGTTCCCATCCAAGGGAGCTACACAAATGCTGTTTTTGGAATTTCTCCGACCGATAGAAAAAGATTTTGGTATGCTTTTTATGATGGATTTAAGGATATTGCAGTAACTAATCATTTATTTTCTGGGATTAGGGTGGAGAATCTTATAGATCTTCCAATATTCGATGTTGGTCCAAGACCTTATGTTGGCTATGATTACAGCCCTATTTTCGGTAATTTATCAAGTTTAATATTTAAAGATATCACAGCCAGTTCGCACCCTAACAGTAAATTTAACTTTATTAGAGAAAATAAATTATTTGGTAAATATGATGCGCAAGTTAAATACAGGCCACATGATGTGTCCTTTATTAATGTTAATATCAATAATCAAATTATCACTAATGTTAATAAAGATGATTATTTTGTTTGGTATAACAAGCCTATAGCTAGAGATTCTGCTTATTTCCCCCCAGAATTACTTTGGAATGGAAGCTCTATCGCTGATGTTTACATAATAATTGGAGATTCAATAGCCGCAGGATATGATTCCAAATTTGCAGATAGAGTGGGCACTAATTATTCTACTATGCCCACTCAATTAACTGGATGTTATATTTGGACTACATCTTCAAATAGCTTTGAAATAATTAAACCAGGGGTGAATATTGATAGCGGTGGTTATTATCCTTATTTCGCAACTGGAGTAGCAGCTTTGGAAAGCACTTTGGCCTGGAAGATGAGGCAGTATTCAGGGCAGAGAGATGTCTATATTATAAAATATGGAACTGGTGGATCTATGCCATTTTCTGGAACATCTGCTACTTATGAATCACAAGCTGACCCAAATAATGCCCCAGGATTTAATCGCCTTGATTGGAGCGTCAGTAGTTCAAATGAAATGTTTGCTGGTTTTAGCGGTTTAGTAACTAATGCAATAACAAATTTAACTAATAATAATAAACATGTTGATCTTAAAGCTGTCATAATTTTCTTAGGAACTAATGTTCCAATTCAAACTGCTGAAAGATTATACAATCGAAATAGCGTTACTGCAACTCTTGGAGTTACTGCTGTAAACCCATATAAAGATTTAAATTTAGTAAGCTCTTTAATTGATACAGGAGTAAGTTCTTTAATTTCTGGAATAGGTGGAATATTAGGAACCACCACATTAGATGTTGATTTAAGTTATACAAACTATATTTGGACATTACCTCTATATGAAAACGAAGGATTTTACGTAGAGTTATTAAATGATTATTTAAAGAAATTTAATGATAGAGTTAGATTTTTCTCCGGTATTGAAAATTATTTATCTCCAGGCCCATTATCATCTATTTTACTTCCATTAAGAATCACACCTTATTTGCCTCCGACAGGGGTGTATCTATACGATAGCGTTCACTATAACTTCTCTGGATATGCAAAAATGGCGGATGATATTTATGGAATACTAGAACAACAAACTAGCAGTATCACGGACCCAGATCTTAATCCAGATGTAAATATAACATTTAGAGTTTCTGAGACTGCAACTACTCCTTACATAAAAGTAAATGATACTTGGAAACAAGCGGATTCATATGTTAAAGTTAATGGGCAATGGAAGTTTTCTGACCCAGGTGTTAAGATTAGCGGGGATTGGAAGCAGTAATACTCTATATATTTAAGAATATATTATGACTTCATTTGGGCAGTATCCATTAGTTTATCAATTAAGGCAATTAGGTGACGGATCCTTCATTCCTGTAGGGTTAGCCGAGGCTAGCTCCTTAGGCTCATTTTCTGCCGTAAACATAGTTGTAAGCTCTATTAGTGCTACTGATTACTTAGGTTTTGAAGCTAACGTATCATTTACTGGAGTTATATCTGTTACTTCTGTAGGAACGGGGCAACCATTAGTATCCTTAGGTGATCCTAATAATCCTGTAATTAGATCTTTAGCTACCCCTACAACAAATTTCTTAACACCAGGATTAGCGGGAGATGGAACAGTAGAAATTGGATATGGAGGCGATCCTCTAGGGCATGACCATGGAGGAACTAATTCCGATGAGACTCCAGGACCAGATAACGTAGCTTTCTGGTATGATGATGGAGGACAGACTAGATTAAAAACTGACGGGAAATTTAAATATGATACTGGTAGTTCAAATTTAAGTATTGGAACAGGTGGGCAATATCAGATAAATGGTTCTCAATTAGCAATAACAAATCTAGCAAACGTAAATGCTCCTGGTTCCCCTAATACATTTTTGCAATGGAATGGCTCTAATTACATTTGGACAGGAGTTTGCGCAACGGTTGGAGGATCAGTATCCTTCCCAACTACAAGTGGAAGGATTCCAGTTACTGATACTGCTACTAACCTTAATATTTACACCGATTTAGCTTACAATAGCTCTACGAAAGCTCTATCAGTTTATGCAATAAACAACGTATGCGATGTTTGTGCAATTAGATTTAATGAAGGTGGAACTTTATTATCAGATAAGTTTCAAGGAAAAGATGATACTCTTGTAGCCATAGCTGGATTAAATCCAGGAATTAATCAGTTAATATACTTTACAAATACAAACGTAGCAGCAACAGCATCTGTAACCCCGTGTGCATTAGAATTATTGGGTGATTCTACGTATGCCGATATGAGAACAACTTTGCAGTTAAATTCATATTATGCACCGATAGGAGCTTACCTTACAGCTATACCAGATCAATATCTTACTCAAACAGAGGGTGATGGGTTCTATCAGGCATGCGACGTATTCCTAAATACATTAGCAAGTCAAAATTACGTTAATTTAAACAGTGCTGATGTTTGTAATACATTGCCAATAGTTAAAGGTGGAACCAATAATGCTGGTTCCTACGGTAATGATGGAATTTTTTATTACGACAATTCTTTACAACAATTCACTAATAATTCGAATGTAGCTATTCTTGGAACAGGTGCAAATGCTTCCATAAAATCACCAAATGTTTGTGCTACTACAGTTTGTGCAACTACAATACAAGAAGGTGGGCAGACATTAACATCAAAGTATCTTACTCAGGCTAATGCAGCAGTAACATATCAAGTTTGTGACACATTCTTAAATACATTAGCAACTAATGATTCTGTAAGACTAGATCTTGATGTAACAAATACTCTTGGAGTTACAAGAGGTGGAACTGGATTTAATAGTATTTCTAATAATCAAATCGTTGTAGGAACTGGAACCAATACTATAGGAACAATAACTGCCCCATCAAATAATACCTTCTTAAAATATTCCGGTGGTTCATTTATTTGGACTGGAACTGATACCGGATCAGTAACTTTACCTGGGATTCAATATGCTGTTCTTACAGAGGGTGCAGGCGGAAGTTTTGCATCAAATGCTAATGTAAAAATTCAAAATGGAATTTTTTATGTTAGCGCAGCATCAGCAACTGATGCAGTGAGTGCCCAAGGCAGCGTTTATGCTGGAAATGCTACTGTTGCAGGTTTTGTATTGGCTACTGGGGACATAGCAACTATTGCTGGGACAGTTGCTGGAGCTAATGTTTGTGGAACTAATTTATTCCAAGGAGGGACAAATATAAATGCGATCTATCAGCCTATAGGTTCGTATCAACCCAATAACACAAGACTCCATGATTTAACAGCAGTTACAGTAGATGGTCTACTTAGATTTAATGGTTCTAATTACGTAACTCAACCTACAGCTACGTATGAAACTACAGCGTATGCTCGCGGAAACTATGAAACCACAGGGTATGCCAGATCTACTTACGAGACAACTGCGTATTCAAGACCAAATTTTGCTACTACAGCTTCATTAGCTAATTATGAAACAACTGCATACGCTAGGTCTACTTATGAAACTACTGGATATGCAAGGTCCACGTTTGAGACAACTGGGTATTCTAGATCGACATTTGAGACAACTGGGTATGCAAGAACAAACTACGAGACTACAGGCTATGCTCGCAGCACGTATGAAACAACTGGATATTCTAGAAACACATTTGCATTAACAGCTTCATTAGCTAGTTACGAAACAACTGCTAATGCAAATTCAACTTATTTAGCAAAAACAACTTACAATAGTTTCACAGGAACATTAGCTTTGTCCGCTGGGCTGAAAGATGTTGAAATAACATCCCCCTCTAATGGACAAGTGTTAAAATGGAATGGATCGAAATGGATAAACGATACTGATGCAACAGGAACTGGTGGATCAACTTCCCCTGTAGGCCCCGAGGGTGCAGTTCAGTATAGAAGTGGCGCAGGAGGATTTACTGGAGTAAATTCATTCGTATTTAATCAAACTAGTAGTTTATTAGCAACTAATTCAGTGTCTGCGGGTGTTATTTACCCAGCAGGAACTGGGCAAATAAAAACTGCAAAATCAAATTATGTATACTATGGGGCTCCCGCTGCCACAACATTCAATGGTATTACTTATCCAAAAGGGTATGTTACACAAGATCAATTTGGAGAATTCTGGTTTAGTTCTAATGCAACAATAGCTGGAGCCACGCAGCCTGGGCCATCTTCAACTTTGTTTGTAAGAAGAGTTTGTGTTGGTGGAGCACAAACAACAACAAATAATATTGGAATAGTATTCGGAAGATTTGCTGCAAATCCAGGAATTGGTCCTGGATATGACCCTATCGACCTAGATCCCCCAGAATTTCTAACTTTCACTGGTGCTGCTAACTATTTAACATATATGGACTCCAGCGGGTCTTTAAGTTATACTAGTTCAATGACTTTGTATAAGAAAAATGGATCATTGTCTGCTACACCTGACACATTAAAAATAAATGGAACATTAATATCTGAGACACTAAGTGCAACAACCGATGCAACTATAGATGGAGATTTAGTTGTTTTAAATTCAGCATTTATAACTGGTGGATTAGAGGCTGGAAGTGTAAGCGCAACTAATTATTTAAATCTTCCAAGCTCCACGGTTGTTTGGGCTAGTGCTACAAATGCAACTAACGCAACTAATGCTACAAATGCAGTCAACGCACAAACAGTTAGAAAGTATGTAAAGAACTCTACAGGAGCTACAATCCCCAAAGGAAGACCTGTTACAGTAGCGGGTGCAACAGGTGACAATGTTTTAGTAGTTCCCCTTTCGTCTGTAAGCACTCACGTTCCTGGAGCAATAGGATTATCAAATCACGTATTTGGATTAACTGAAACACAAATTTTAACTAATGATTTTGGTTACATTATAACAGAAGGAATTGTATCTGGAACAGGTGGTGGTGTTAACGCTTTAGATACTTCATTATTTACAGCAGGAGATATTCTATACGTTTCATCAAATGGTTTGCTAACAAATACCAGACCAGCTCCTCCATACGAATCTCATCCAGTTGGTTTTGTTATTAGAAGCCAATCTAACAATGGATCAATATATGTAAAGGTAGAAACTCAGCCTGAGATAAACGATATTGTAGGGTTCAATCTGGCATCAAGCATTCTTAATGGAGATTTGATATCATACGATCTTACTACAAGCACATTTGTAAATACTCAGAGCATAAATCTATCTGGTTCAATTAAGGGTGGATCACTATCAGCTACTAATCTTAGTGCGACTAATGCCAGAATAACTTCACTGTCAGCAACTACAGTAAGTGCTACAACTTATCAAAATCTTCCAACGGCTGCACTAAGCGGACTATCCGATGTATTGATAACATCTCCGGCTCTAAGCTCAGTATTGAAGTGGAATGGAACTAAATGGGTGCCAGCTACAGATCAGACGGGCGGTGGGGGAGCAGCAGCGGCAGGAACTGTAGCCGGAGCAATACAATTTAATGATGGAGTTAATGGTTTCGACGCAAATGATGATTTCTATTATGCGTCAAAGAATCTATACATTAATGTAGGGACAGCAGGACAATTAAATACTGACACTGTAGTAGCACAGGATATTCAAGCTACTCAACAACTTAGTGTTGATTCAGCCATGTTGACATCTCCTGCGGCGGGAGCTTTATTAGTTAATAGCTCACTCAGAAGTCCAACTGTATCAGCTACAACTTATTTAAACCTTCCATCCGGCGTTGCAACATGGAATGCAAATAAGTTACAAGGCGTAAACATAAGCACAGCTACACCAGCTACAGAAGATACTTTAGTCTATAATGGAACTGCATGGGCACCTAAGAGTGTCATTGCAATATCCAATGTAATTGGAAATAATTTAATATCAAGTTAATATCATGCCAGCAAATACAAGCCCTATTTTTACCGCATCAGCAGATCTCTCATGGGGATCGACAAATCCAATAACCACTGTAAATACCGGAGCAGGAGCCTCAGCTTATGATGGAACTACAAACGCTGTTCTATTGTTTACAGGTGGAGTTAATGGGTCATTCCTTCAAAAGATTGTGTGTGAAGCGGCTGGAACTAATGCAATCTCAGTATTAAGAATTCATATAAACAATGGATCAACAAATGCTACGTCTGCAAATAACAGCCTTTATATGCAATATTCTCTACCTGCTACAACTGCATCGAATACGACAGCAACGGCTCACTTGGAAATTCCTTTGATGATTCAAATTCCTCCAAACTATAAAATCTATGTATCTCTTGGAGCCGCTTCAAACTTAGCATCGGGTTGGTATTTTAGTATCGTCGCTGGAGAATACTGATGGTATTACAGAATTTTGATAGAATATGGGGGCAAGAACACTTAGTCAGAGTTTACTCTGGAATTGTCGCCGGAACTGCTATCACTACAGATTTTGTTACTTGGCAAAAACCTAAGGGAGTTAGATCTGTTGAAATTATCGCTCTCGGAGGTGGAGGTGGGGGTGGAGGTGGAGGTGCCAACGGTGCTGGAAACGTCGCTGGTGGCGGGGGCGGGGGCGCGTGTGGAGCATTATTTAGAACTGTAATCCCCGCTGTCATGTTACCTGACAATCTGTATGTTAAACCTGGAATTGGTGGCACTGGTGGAACAGGACAAGTTCAAGGTGGAGCAGCAGCTACAGCAGGAGGTAACGGTGGAGCAAGTTACGTCACCATATTCCCAGATACCACTGCTCAAAATATAGTTGCATTAGCAAACGGTGGAGGTGGTGGCGGCTTAGGGTCATCTACTGCTGGAACAGCCGGAACTGCTGGTGGTGTATCGACTGGTGCCACAAGTCCACTAGGTTATCTTGGTAGCGTTGTTGTTACCGCTGGAGCCGCTGGTGGTGCAGGCTCAACTACAGCCGCAGCAACCGCAGTTACTGCAATAGCTGTGACAACTAATAACATGGCTTCTCCCGGTGGTGGAGGAGGTGGAGTTACTACAGGTAACGCAGGTCAGAACGGAGCAGCAGTAACCACAGGTGGATGCTGGCCTACTATTGCGGGAGGAACTGGCGGTATATCTCCAGGAAAGGGTGGGTGTGGTCTCCAGTGTGGAATTAACATGACATCTAATTTAGATATTATGTCACACAGATATCCACTAGTATCAACAGGTGGTGGTGGCGGTGGTGGAAAGACAAGCGGAACATCTCCCGACATAGGTGCAGAAGGTGGAAACGCTGGATTCGGTAGCGGAGGTGGAGGCGGCGGCGCAATCAACGGAACAGGAACCACCGCAGGCGCAGGAGGCATTGGTGGAGTCGGATTAATAATTATTGTCTGTCACTACTAATTCAAAATATCTCCACGCTTCATGCTAGCTAGCAACCGAATAATAACATTGTCCCGAAGAGCGTCTAACTCTCTTACACAATTGTAAAGAGTATCGTAAGTTTCCTTACTGATCTTCTGCTCCTTGAGATTCTTGATATCAGCCGCTAGAGCATCAAGTCTAGTCTTTTGAGTCTCAGTGAAATTGTAAAGCGTATCTAATACTTCTTCTGCGCGTCTCATAGTTTTATCCGAGAGACTTCATGCCCCTCGTCCTCATAGTGTCTTATCCTAGCCTTGGAATGTTCCTTAAGGTAAGGAATATGATCATAGAAATCATACACCATCACTGAGGATTTTCCAGCAGATTTTCTCATTCCTCTGCCTAACCCTTGGATAGTTGGAATCTTGTCCTTCAATCCTCTAGCGTTGATTAGGTGAGTAATTTCTTCAATGTTGATACCAGTCTGCAATACCTTGGTTCCGATCAAGAACGCAGCCTTATTAGACTCTAAAAAGTCTTTGATTGCTTCTTTGCGTTCGTGTATCGTATTAATCCCTTCCAAGCTGTAACAATTTGGTATCTTGTCTCGTAGTGTCTGGAGATGCTCTAAGTTTTTTACGATGATACAAACTTTGGCAGAAGGATTAGATTCAGCGATTCTAGCCGCAAGACTAAATATCATTCCATTACGCTTCTCTGAGGTTATGATAAACTTCTCGTAGATCGTGGCATAATCGCTGTCTAGGTCTAGCTCTTCAATCTCATCCTCGTATTCTATCATCTGAATGATTGGCTTGGCTAGCTTGTCCTCTTCGATTAATTCTTGGGTAGACTTGGTTTCTATAACGTCGCCAAAAGCCCCTACAAGCGTCAATTCTCCGATACGGTCATCAGGCATGGTTGCAGTGAATCCGAAGCGGTAGCGGGCATTGGGGAAGCTCTGAATGGCTGCAACGGTCATCTCCCCACGGCAGAACTTGTGAACCTCGTCTACCATCAAAACTTCTGATTGGTTAAGGTGGCTGTCTAAGATCTTATCAATACTCTGGACGGTTGAGAGCATGATCCGTCCATCCTTAAAATCCCCACCAAGGTTAATTCCAACGTCCTTGAACCCGCACTTGCGCGTGAGGTATTCATAAGTTTGAACTAAGATTCCCCGCTCGTCGAATAGAATTGTAATCTTAGATTCGGGGAAGGCAGTAAGAGTGGCTGCCATAATTAAAGTTTTACCTGATCCGGTTGGAGAGTTAATTATAGCTCGTTCATTCTTCAGGGCATTGGCAATAGCTTCTTCCTGGTAATCACGTAAGGTAAAATCTTTTATCTTACGCTTGAATAACCTCTTTGGAGCTTCCCCATGCTCCCGTATTACCTCTGGTTGGCATCCAATCTGATTGAGGTCTTTGAGGATATTGTTAAGCATCCCAGACTTAAACTTCCCGGTATTAGACACGAACTTCTTTTTCCCGTCCCAATGACCTCGCTTGTATGTGGGCGTATACTGATAGCCATTTACATGAAATGCCCACTTATCAGATAAAACTTTTATAATTTCAGGGTTATCTGTTTCGATTATTGAGTCTATAATACCTGTTCTAATTTTCATCCATACTATAATAGTTAGTAAAGGAAAATTATGTCAAATTTAGATAAGTTTGCAGATCAAAGAGACTCTAGGTTAGAGCAATTGTTTGGGGATCTTCCTCCAGAGACGGACGTAATTGTAAAATTACCATCAGAAGGTAGATTTTATTCCCCTAAAAATTCCGAGGTTACTATTACCTCAATTAAATTTGAGGATGAGAAACAACTCGCGTCTAGCTCAAAAAATAATATAAATCCAGTAAATTTAATTTTAACTAAGTGCGTAAAAGGCGTAGAAGTAAATTCTTTACTATTAATTGATAAATTATTCTTATTATTAAAGATAAGAGAAATATCTTATGGGGCGGAATATCCAGCAGAAATTAACTGCCCGCACTGCCAAGCCAAAAGTGAAATTAAAATTAATTTAAGTGATTTACTAGTAAATTATATTCCTACGGAAGTAAATGATCCAAGAGAAGTTAATTTGCCAAAATTAAATAAGATGGCAAAGGTCAGATTCCCGAGAGTATCTGACGAGGACTACCTGACCTCCTCGGAGGGAACATACACTAACCTCTGGAGATTTGTCACCGAACTAAATGGTATAACTGATCCAGTTTTTATCTCAAAGGCCATCCCAAAGATGCATATTATGGATATTAAGTATATAATTTCCCAGATTATGCGTTCGGATCTAGGATTAAATCCAAAGTTTTTGTTTGAGTGTGGCTTCTGCTTTAAGGACAGCAAGGTTGAGGTGCCAATTAACGAAAATTTTTTTTCAGTGACCTGATATCTGAATTAAATTTAGAATCACTGCTATTAGAAGCCTACATATTGGTAAGTAAATGTAGTTTTACTTATCAAGACGTTAAACAAATGACCAAACTGGAAAGGGTGGTCTTTTTAAAGTTATACTCCGACGATTTGAAGGCTCAGAAAGATGCAGTTGAACAATATAAACATTAGTGACCGTCACAATAGACCTGTAGTCTTATCTAAGGTCGGGCTGCAAGCATTCTTTATCTCCGATGGGGAGTTCATGGACCCATATGAGATTAATGCTGTTTCTATTTTCTCTAGAAACTCTAACTTGTATCCTAGTTCAGTCCTGGACGCTGATACCCAGGTTATCGACACTGCAAATGTAAGTGGTTCGATATTAATGAACTTTGCTAATTCAAATTCATTAACCACGCACTCATCTTTCAATACTTCTAACTATTCTACCGGAGCTTCAGGAATATTCAAAACCGGAGTAGGAAAGTATATCGTCGTATTAGATGGGACAGTGAATTCATCAGGTCTTCTGAACCTGGATGGGATGAATCAAGTAATACCAAATAGAGCTTCCGCAACCGGAGATTATATTGACGTTTGGACTCTTCGTTGGGTCGCAGGGTCTCTCCCACAAACAGTAATAAACGAGTTCAGCCTTCGAAAGGGAGGCTTTACAGTAATAACTCAGCCTCTGATGCTAAAGCTCAAGAGTAGGCTAGTTAACTCCAGGGTAACTCTAGACTCTAAGGTTGATCTAAAAATAGCTACAGATGTCCATGTTGAAAATAGAGACATAGATGAATCTACCAAGAATCTATTTAGAGAGAATGTCATAACGAGTGGTGCTATCGAAATTCAAAAAATAAATGATGCGGCAAACCTTCCTGCGAGAGTTACCGTATCTTCATTTGCTGACACCTCTGCAATCGTAACCATGACCGCTGATAATGTCATGGTTCTAAATTGGGATACAACTCAGTTAAGGACACACGCGCAATTAGTCGCAGGTAACTTTGGTTCAATCCAGGGAGTGTATGCTATTCGTTCTAAATTCACAGTATTTGGTGAGACTATCATATCAGACCCGATGTATCTAACTCTCTCATGATATCCCATTCGTTGAGGTTGAAGGCTTGATAGTTCTTACAAGCATGATGGACAGCATCAACATCTTGGCAGTAAGCCTCGTTCCAATCTTTGAATTTCTTGGGTGGAACAGCGTAATGAATTCTTGGCATACGATACTTACGTCGGCTCATTTCAAAAGAGCGTAGACCAGCCAATCCAGCCTCATCGCTATCGTATGCGACTACGATGGGACCACGATAGAATCTAAGCTGGTTCATTTGCTCCTTCGATACGTGACAGGATATGGTGGTGGTAGCGTTGTATCCTAGAGCCTTGAGGGACATGGCATCAAATACACCTTCACAGATGTATAATGGTTGCTCAGAGTCATAATCGAATGGATATAGGATGGCTGACGCTTTTATGCCACGGAAGTTCAAATACTTTGGCTCCTGGTCAGCGTGCAAGGCCCGTGCTTGAAAGAAGATGGTCCTACCCTCATGCAGGTAGGGGATGACTAATCGGCCTCTGTAGGGGCCTTCTAGGGCGTAATAGAATGGACCCTGATTGAGGACGCCCCTTTGAACTAAGGTCATTGCCGCTAAGGAGTTAAGTTCTACGTCAAAACTGAAAGCGTCCACCTTATGGAAGTTTTCGAACTCATCGTCGATTTGTATCCTTACTGGCTCTTGCTTTGGCTCCGGCTTCTCGTCGGCAAAGAACTCATCAATTAAAAACTTAGAGTAAGCCTGCTTGTAGGTCAGATTTTCCAACTCTGCATATAGCTGAATAAAATTACCTTTCTTTTGAGACTTAAAGCACTGCCAAAGTCCAATGTCTAAGTTAATAGACATATGTCTTTTAGGGTCATGGTCGATAAATATTGAAGGGATGACCATCTCTCGGCCACCACTTAAAATTCTGTGTTTACCGTTGAACTTTTCCAGCAGGTAAGCTCTAATATAAGTTGAGGTAATCATGTTTATCGACCGACTAAGTAATTCAAAATCTGACGTAATAGACCAATGTCTACTCAAGTATGACTATAGATATATCAGGAAGCTCCCAGGGTTTCCATCAAAAAATGAGGAAGCTTTGGATTTCGGAACATATATTCACCGTATCTTTGAGTTAGGCTACATCGAGAATCATATCTCGGAACTAGAGAAAATTGCAGAAAACATTAAAAAAGACTACAAAGTTCCATTTGTATACAAGGAGCGCATCCATCAGTGCCTTGATAACTTTTTAAAATTTAACAAAGGGCTGGGGGAGACTGTCGCTGTGGAACATGAGTTTTCAGTGGATCTTGCCGAAGGAATTAAATACAACGGCTTTATAGACCGGATCGTTCGTGGACTCAACGGGGGAATGTTAATTATCGACTACAAAACTTCCAAGAGAGAGAAGTCTAGGGTTGAGCTTGGTAGGGATAAGCAGCTTATGGGCTACGCTTATGCTGTCAGCCAAGAGTTTAAGATTCCATTAAATGAAATCTACTGCGCTCACTACTACCCTTTAACTGATAGTTTAGTTTCAGTTAAATTCTCCCAAGGTGCAGTTAACTCTTGGAGAGAAAAAGAAGTAGCCAAGGTCTGGAAGATTCGTAAGAAGAAGAAGAACGAATTCCCAGCTATGCAGAACCAGTTTTGTGACTGGTGTGAATACAAGCCTATGTGTCCTTTATTTAACGATCAATGCTCAGTTGAGCAAAAGATTGAGGAGCAGAAAGCTCAACTCAAGGCTAAGGAAGATGCTCTGCCTAAAACTAACGGGTGATAAATATTAATATCTATCGCGTCAAAGAAGTTTTTAACCTGTTCTGGTGAGTAGCCACACTTCTTTGAAAGATGCTTGTAAAGTGACTCGATCTTAAGTGGCTTTCTATCTTTAAGTGACTTAATTACTTTGCTTTGAAATTCTTTTAAGAACTTTAAACTAAATCTATATTTCCATTTATCTAGAAATTCATCACTTAAGGTAAAGTTAATTAAATCTAAAAAGTCTACTATATCTTCATCTATATTACTCATAAATAACTACTTATACCTGTTATTAACAGGAGTTATAATATATATTAAAGGAGAAAAAGTTTAAATCTCCCATAAAATCCATGGTTTTTTCAAAATTATTAAAAAAATTACAATTGCCCTCGATTTATTCCGATGCGGCACTTGAATCTTTGGAAGTAGAAAAAATTGAGTTCGTGGCTCAGGCACCAGATTCTTTAAAGCCTGGGGACATAGCTACTTTCTCATACAATGGAAATAATTGGAATTCTAGAAGGTTTTTAGTTGTGTCAACTCGTTCAGCACCTGATGGTAAGTTTATGTCCAGCAGAGGGAATTACTTAATTTGTGGCTATGATTTAAGTAACAGAGAAACTTTACCAGGATTAATAATGGTGTTTAATTCATTCTACAAGAAGAGGAGATCTACTTATAAGAGATTGAAGAATACAATGAATTCCATATTCGGTGGTGGTAATTATAAAACTTTTAATACACAGAAAATGTCATCAGTTTTTAATTTAAATACACGTAAACCTGCCGCTTCAAAGACTGTTAGAGGAGATATTAAATGACTAACTTTTCACAACTAGCTACTGAACTTGGTCGGTTGACAAGCCAATTTGAGTCAATGAATACTTTCTTTAATAGACAACCGGTCAATAATTATCTTAGGCAACAAGAAAGATTTTCTAAGGAGATAACTAGATTTTTTAAATTGCCTGTAATGAGGCAAGGGATAAATGAATTAAAGAAGCTAGGCTCCATAATGAAGGAAATGTCAGCCCTTCAAAGCAAATCATTAGCAACCGAAAAAAGTTTAATATCCACAATATCCGGTGATCAAATACAAGCTAGCCTCATGAGCGGTATAGCTATGAACGAGCTAACTGCACAAGTTATAGCTTTAAGAGAGCAAGGAGTTCAAAAGTTGGATAAATCAACTTTAAATTTACTTGCAAGAATGAAAGCTACAGGGCAAAGCACAGAAGCATTAATAAAATTCTTGGGTGCTAATACTTCGGTCCTAATGTTAAATCAAAAACAAGCTCAGGACTTAGCTGTTAATCTCGGAAACTATTCCAGAGTATTTCAAACTAGACAAGATGAAATATTAAGACTTGCAAGTAGTATAAGCAAGAACTTTCAAGTTCAATCTCAGCTTGGTGCTGGTGCTGGTCTTACTGGTGGGTTTGCAGCCTTAGGTGCCACACTGGGAGGAAGAGGAACTGAGTTAGTGACTCAAGCTGCTCAATTCTTTAGTAACGCTTCTCTAGCTCAATTACAGCTTTTAGGTGTAGCTGAGGGGTTTCAAGAGAGACTTGCCATGGAAACAGATCCTGCAAGACAAAAAGCTATTGTTGAACAGTTAGTTAAGACTGCTGCTTCGACAGTAACATCCTTAAAAAGTGGTCTTGGATCTGATGCCACATCAACAAAAATACTTCAACAATTATTACAATCTTTTGGTGGGAATAATGCATTAATATTTCCACAATTAACGAAAGCGATGGAGGATGCTAAACAACCTATATTCGATTTGAGTCAATCACTTACTGGATTCAACTCTATAGCTGACGCATTTGCAATTCCAATGCAATACCTTGGGACGATGCTCAGTCACTTGCTTAATTGGCCTGTAATTGGATCTCTTGTTAAGGGGCTCGCAGTATTTGCTGGATCTGTCGTGCCGTTTTTTACAATAATGAAAATTTATCAGGCTGCATCATACCTAAACCAAAATTCAGCTAGGCTGATGTCATTAGCAGCGGCAAAAATGGGACTAGCCGCTCAGGCAAATTTAGTGGCCTCTAGAGCGATGTCAATAGGTGGAGGTATATTTGGAGTAATCGGGCTGATTGCAGGGGTGGTCACTGCTATATCCGGCATGACCGCAGACATAGAGGATATCAACAAGAAGACACCAGATCCAAATCAAAGAACTATAACGAACTCTGGACTGACAGGGCAAATATTCTCTCAATTAGTAAATATAGTAACTAGCCAAAAAACCAATATTCTTCAACAGGAAATGTTAGCTACTCAAAAAGAATTAGTAAGACTTGCTCAAAAGCAGGTAGATGTAGCCGCTCCAAATTCAGGGCTTCCAACTCCTATAAAAAGAACCGGAGCACAACCATAATTAAATCATGGGAACACAATACCGTAATATCGTAAGATCTAGAAAATTAGCTGAGAGATCTTATCTCTATTTTAAATATCCCTCAAAGAAAGGTGAATCAATAGAATTCTATCTTCCTTTCATGGAGAATATTGAAGTTTCAGAATCTCAAAGACCTAACTATGCTACTTATGATTTGATTGGAAGATCAAGTAGCATGTTTGCATATCTTGGGTCTAAATCTAGAGAGATGAATTTAAAGTTTAATATTACCTTACCTAATATTGTTGACTACATTCAAAATGTTGGATTAAGTGAAATGTTTGCTGATAACTTTAGAAATATCGTAATGGATAGATCTAATTCTTCAAAAGAAAGAGAAATGTTTTTTAAAACCCCTGAAAATGGGGGCATGAACGCATATTCAAACACTTCTATTCAATCAAAATTTGATTATTATGGAGAAGGTAAAAAAGATATTTATCAATTAGACCCAACGTATGTAGACGGATCTGATCCTAGGAGTGGGGTTAGAAATGGATTTGATGCAGTAGCTAAATTTTTTGATTGGTCTAATAAAGGTGGATTTTTTGGGTTACTTCCCGCGCCAGAACAAAAAAAAGGATTCCCTGACATTGACATGGGGAAAGCAGTTAATTATTTAATGATGTGGATAAATGTTATACGCACATCAGTTATAAATAATTCAACTAAGACTCAGTATGGCCCTCCAACTGTTTATCTAAACCATGGAACAATGTATAATAATATACCATGTGTATGCACAGGATTTTCTGTAAGATTATCATCAAACGCTGGATATGAGTTACTTTCATTAGCACCTCGTCAAGTTGAAGTTACTATGAATTTGTCCGAAAACAGAGTTGGTAACTTTGGAGATTTTATTCCATTTACAGAAATAGAAGGGGATAACCTAGTTGGCTGGGAAGCTGTAATGACCGGGGATGGAACTATGGATCCAAACAATCAGTTCTTGAGGTTATACAGGCATGATACTGAAAAGTTGCAGAAGGCTGAAGCTGAAGCTGAACGTAAAGCTAGAATTGATGCAGCACTTCAAACTGCATTAGCTGGGGCATCCCTCCCACCACCTCCGCTCCCTGGAACTCCCTTCGCTGGTCCGCCTCCACCACAAATATATGGTCCTCCGGCACCAACGAAAGCTTCAGGACCAGAGCCTACTTTAGTTGGCCCACCATCACCATTCCTAGGGCCTGGATTTTAATTAAATAACATATGAACTACATTAATCACTATAGAATAGCATTTAACCAAGCCGAGCACAGGGGTAAACCAATTCCTACTTCTTTGCATACAGGATTAGATGACTACTTGAAAGGGTTAGAGTCCTCTCAGGTGGATGTTGGGTATATTCCAGCAGGTTATGAACATAGACCAGATCTAATCTCTAATTTGTTCTATGATACAGTAACAAATGATTGGTTGATTTTAATGTTTAATAATATTAAAGATCCATTTCAAGAGTTAAATGTAGGAGACAGAATTCTCTTACCTAAGATTTAGTATGTCAGTAATTTACACACCAAATATAGTAATATCAAAAAATTATACCTTCATGAGTAATTTCATGGAAGGTAAATATTTTTCTGATTTAAATTCCGCTGCTGCTGATGATGCAGTGGTATTCAATGGAAAGCAAAATAGATATGTTTATAGTTTAGAACATAGTTTCAATTACAATCATTCAGATACTGAAATAACTTTAAAGGTTTTAGATGTTGATGGTAATTTTGATAATACTTTTTTTAATGAAACATTTTATCAAAGATTGATGAATAACAGTGTTAACAAATATTTAAAAGACACTGCTGAAAAAAACTCAAAAACTAAAATATCAGATTTTCAAATTTATGTAAATGATTATTTACAGAGTCAAATAAAAATATATTTAGCATATGGCATAGGTGATGATTTAGCAACATGGACAGACCCAATAGCTTGCACTTTGGTGAATGCTGACGTTGATGTTGCTAATAATGGTCTTAGAAGTTACAGCTATAAATTTATTCCACAAATAAATAATTTCTTTAGACCTGAGCCTGAAAAAGACAAAAACGATCCAAACAGAAATACAGATTTTGAATTTGGGGCAGTAAATGCTAGAACAGAGTATGCTATAACTACTCCAAAATTAGACGATTTAAATTATAATATTACTGAGTTATTAAAAGGGTTTGCTGGGAAAGTATGTAATGTTACCAATGATAATGTGATAGTAGTTATACCAAATTTAATCCCTAAAGATATTACTGTTTCAGCATTAGTGGCAGGCGACACTGCAAATCAGGTTAGTCTTAAAACGGTGCTTACTGAAATAAAATGGACGGATAAACTAAATGTCGGAAAAGCGTATTTACAAACATTTAAATCTATTGAAGCTACCTACAAAGATTCCGAAATATTAAAAGTTAAACAAACTATCCCAGTATTTAAGACTAGAAACAAACAAGATGTTGTAATTGCTTTAAACAAAAAACTTGAGGAATTAAGAAAAAAATCTTCAGTATTGCAGACCGCAGAAGCTAACGCTAGGCAAAGCGGGGCTCCTGGAGATCCAGCCTTTACCTTGGATAATGCGTCAGAAATAATTGAAACTCAAAGAAGACAATTGTTTAGAAGAAAGAATGAAGTGCTTACTGACTTAAGAAAATTAGAAACAACCATCACTCAAGGAGTTTCACAAGGAAAAACTTATGATCAGTTACAAAAAGAATTACAAATGCAATCAGATCTAAAGAAAGATTTGAAGGATTTACAAGACGCATTAGGTAATACAGATACTGAAGTAGATAACTTAATAAATTATAGATTAATTTCTAGTGAGCTAAACTCTCCAACTTTCCCTAAAGAAAGTATTGCAGACGGAACAACCGATGTAGAAGTTAATAAGGTTATTCCAGCAAGTCTTACTTTGAGAATGTTCTCCGAAAGAGATTTGCAAAGTAAAGATGATGATAAATCTCTCATACCAAACTGGAGAAAGTCTATAAACCAAGTTTTTGAAGGAATGTCCAAGATAAATGATTTATCTGAAGATGCTTACATTGTTCCAGCGGTAACATATGAGACTAGTTTAAGATGGCTAAAACTATTTAAAAAATATAATTTAATATCAGATCCAACTCAACCTTGTTTAATTATTGGTGATCGTCAAATGGTGTTAGATTACATTTATTGTAATCAAATGTCACTTCAATTTGATACTCCGCAAGCAATTTCTAAATTTAAATTACCTGATGATAATAAATTGAAAAAAGCTCATGCCATGGGATATTTTAAAGATATCATAAACCTTGTAAACAGAAAAAGAAATTCTTCTTCTTTTTCTGAAAAACTATATCTTGATGAATTAGCGTTGGATCCCAATAATTTGAGCGCAATTTCAGTAATAGAAAACATGAGTAAGAATTATGACATTCCTATTTTTATAAACAATTTTAGAAATTCTAATGTATTGAGTTATTCACTTAAAAATTCAGAAAATTATATTGCAGCTATAAAATTTACTGTTAGAGATAATAGACTAAAATATCTTGCGTCAGAATTTAATGAAAATGTTTATATTCAGTTATTGAAAGACGCTGGTATGAATGAACCTAACCCCATAGAAATAGCAAAGCAATTATTTAATAAGACAGTAAAAGCATTACCAGAAGAGATAAAAGATAGAAAACTTGATATAATCAAATCTGATGAATTAAGTTTAATTTCTAATTGGGAAAAAAATGAAGACGACAATAATTCTAGAAATAAATTAAATAATAATAAATATGCTATTTTTATAAAATCAAAAATTTATAAATCTCCTGGTGGTGTTATTCCAATATATGCTAGAAATGCACCATATTTAGTAGATAATAAGTATGAAAAACTACCACTAATATTAACTCAAAATTCAGAAAATGTATCTTATTTAAATTTATCTTTACAAAGAACTTTATATGATACTTATGGATCAAAGTTAGATAAAAATGAATTAAACGCTATGGCAGAGTTGATAATACTGCTAAATGTTGTGAATGAGAAAAATGGTGGTAACACTATATCATTCATACCTGGAATAACATTACCATCAAATAATTTCATACTAGCAAGGCTAAATGAATACCAACATAGATATGCAGTTAATTTAACATTAAAAACTTTACCGTTTTTTAATTTAACTGACACTAGAACTCTTAATAAACCTTGTATATTTTACTCTAAAAGAATTTCAGTTTTAAATAATGATTCAGTTTCTTTTGATTTTTTCTCAGGAGAATATCGTATAGTTGGATTTAAACATGTGATAAATACTCAAGAATGCTATTCAGAATTTATGTTAATTAAATATGGAGCTTCTGATGAGACTTTGAATGGGCATTCCCCGAACCCAGCCACCAATAGTCTTAATTCTGTTCCATAAGTAACAAATCAAGTGATAGGATAATAATTTATGAAATTTTTTAAAGGTAAAGTTGATTTAACAATTGATCAAAAGAAAGAAGGTAGAGTCAATGTTAATATAAGTGGCAGGCCACCTGGAACCAATCCAGTTGTCAATTACGTTAGCCCATATTATGACAATCATTCAGGCGGCATGTTTGCTGTTCCTGCTCATGGTTCGGAAATATTATTAATGTATGATGAAAGTATTGGTGAATACTTTTATATTGGAACAATCGTAGGCAAAAGTAAGTTTAATCCAGGTTCTGATGATAACATGAAAGATTCTGTTATTTCAGAAAAATTAGCATATAATTCAGACGGAAGTCCTTGCATAATGACTTACACAAACTCAGATGGTGCAGGATTAAAGATCAATAGTTTTCAAGATGGTAAGGATAAGCACTTAGTAAAATCAGTTGTGTTGAAATCTAGTCTTGGTCATTCTCTTGAGCTTGGAGACAATCCGATGCGAGACAAGGTTACACTCAAGAACAAGAATCAAGAAGGTATTACAATCACTGGAGATTCAACTACAGCAGAACCAATACCATCTAGAAGTATAGCTCTTGAAACCTTAGATACTATAAAGGGTAGAGCAGTCAGGGGGGAAGTAAAGTTAGAGCTTACTCACGGTAGAGATATAACAATTAAAAATCACTCGGATGGTATTGCAGGGGGATTTAAGATTGATACGCCCTTAGGAGAAATAAATCCAATTCCCGCCGGAAACTTAAATTTAGTTACATCTTGGAAGGACATTAATATTTATACTGAGGGATTACCTACAGTCCCAACCGGGGATGCTGGCAGAATATTAATATCAACTCCAGAAGGTTTGATACAAATAAAGTCCGGTAGTGCTGGCCTTACGATTTACTCGGAAGGTAATATCAATATTGCATCAGCTAAAGCTTTAAAACCTTTTAAAGTGGAATCTCTCGGAACTGATGAGGTAACTAGAAGACCAAACATAACAGGAAGCCTAAGCACATGGGTAGTATCCCAAGGTAGTCCGGTCTTCGCTGGGGAGACGATAGGGATCATAGTTGCTGGGTCTGTGATCCCCCAGGAGATCCCAATTGTCGCCCCCCACAACGGGATATTGTTGCAGCAGATAGCGCAACCTGGGGCAATCCTCAACCTGTTCACCCCACTCGGCGTTATTCAGACTGATGGTGGCACTATAAACCTTGAGGCAACTGATAATATTAATTTAAAAGCTGGACAGCAAATTAATATAACTGGAAATCTAGGGGTTACAACTGAATCCTTAGGCCCGATATCAATTAAAAGCCAAACAGAATTAAATTTAAATTCTAGTTTAAAAACTACTGTTGAATCTCCAACAGAGGTTGTTGTAGCAGGCACAATCTTTACAATGGGTGCAGCAACATCAAACATATCTCCAGGTAATGGGGGAGGAACAATTTATTCTCCATCCCCAACTGAAGCTAATACTGATCCGGTCATCCCGGCGTTAGTTGGAACAATTATTCCTGAGATAGGAGCATACATCTTAAAGGGACAGCCCTAAATACTATTAAACTATGGGAGTATTTGATATAAAAGCGTTTACCACCCTTCTTGGGCAAGGTAATGGAGTTCTAGGGTCTGTAGGTGGGGCATTTGGAGTCCCATCCTGCTTACTAAATTTAGCCAAAGATGTATTGCAGTTATTGCCGACTAATGCCCTTTTTGGAATCATGGGGGAGCTAGAAGACGGCAGATCAATGGCAGACTCCGTAACTAAATCAATAATGTCTCAAGTCAGAAATGTTCTTGGAATTATTGAATGGGACAGTGAGGAGGGAGGTCTTAGATTCGTATCCAATTCATCTAAGATGGGCTATGAATCTAACTCTGGTAGCGTATTAGGATCTCTTGGAGCTTTGATTGAAGGTGTCGCCGCTCTAGGTGGAAATCTATATGCAAACTACCAGATGGCAGAAAATCAAATACGCCAAATAAAAGAGTGTATAAATTCATATAGAAATTATTTAAAATTTAAGAACGGCGCAGCAGCAGAGCAACTAGCTCAGTTAGATCCAGTGGCTTATGATGATTACATCAATAGCCAATACATGATGGAAATGGCAGCGTTGAGACAAGCCATAGACTTTCAAAATCAATTAACGAATAAGATACTTGACATACAGGATATAATTGATGCTCGATTAAATGATCCAACGCTAGAGCCTTTGTTTGTGTGTGATGCACTACCATATGTCTCAGGCACTGGTCTTCCAATAGAATGTGCGCCAGATCAAGGGTTAGAAAGTGTGTTTAGACTTATTTATGGCCCACCAAGGTCAACTGCTGGACAATTCCTACTTTCAAAAGATGGTATATATTTTAACTCCCAAGCTAGTGGTATAACTCCTGCACTGGTTTATTTAGAATCAAAATTAGAGGAGGCCAACCGTGCCAGAACTAGCAAGTGGAGATTAAATCAAGATCCAAACCTAGGTGGAAGAGGCGACTCATTCTCTACCGAAGATTTAAATACTTATATTAATACTATTTTAGATCCAAACATAATTTCTGAATCTGAAGAATTAAGAGTTTATTACGATAAGGATGGATTCTTACAGGAGTTGATTGGAAACAAAAACAAAAGAATATATGACCTATCAGCTCAGATAAATGAATTAGAATCGGACAATTCCCCAGAGTCCGTAATTTATAACTATAAACAATCCCTAATATCAGAAAATTCTACTCATCAACAAAGAATAAATAAGAGAAAGAAGCAGATAGAGTTAGCTGTAAAGCTGCCATCAGTTTATAACTTGGAATCTTTCTACAGCCCAGGGAAGGTTCCAGTAAATGACTTCTCATATTTAGCTGGGGTAAATATAGGATTAGATATTGAGAAGCAAAAGGCTCTTAGCTTTTCTCAAGTTGACATTGATGGGGTAGTATCTCCTATACAGTTGAGTTCTTCATACGTCATATCAAAAGGCAATACCAGAAACGGATCTGTCGAACACTTAATTATTTCTGAGTTGTCTGATGGTGCGATCATATACGATGGAAGCTCTGTATCCTCAGTAAACTCCGTGATATTACCAGCGGAAAGCTTCATATCCACAAGAGACTTAATCTCTATGTATAATTTCTTGGAGACTAACATAGAAGATCCTTCGTCAACCTCATTCACCACAAGAAATTCAATATCGGAGTCTAATGAGAATTATGCTCAGTTAGTCGCTAACTCACAAGATCAAGTATTCAAGAGAGGGTTGGGTATTCCATTCTTAGAAGGAATTACTAAGCACTCCTCAGTTAGCCAATCTGAAATTAGTTCCATCGGAAGTTATGTAAAGCTTCCAAGTGTAAAGAAACTGAATGACTTGCTCTACAACAAAGATGGTGCAACAATAGATTTCTGGGTTCATATGCCAAATCTTTTGTGTGTCAGTGCAGGATACAATGAATCTAATGTCTCTAGTTTGTTTAGATTAGTTTTGGCAAACGAAAATACTGGATTCCAAGGAACTCCAACTAATTCATCTGAAGCAGGCCAAAATAATTTTGGAAGTGAGGTTGTCAGAGGGTTTATGATGGGATTTACTAGAGATGTAAGACTTACATCTGAAAAAGCACCAACAACTAGCCCTTCAGGTAACCCAGTATCCTCTTCCTGTTTCTTCATAGCTCCAACTCAGTCAACAAGTTTAAGCTCTGTAAGTTTCATAAATAGATCTAGCTATGATGGTCAACAATGTAATGCAGGATACAGATACCATAGCATGATTCATAAAGTTAACCAGCAGGCTAATGGGTTAGCGATCTCGTCTTGTCAGAATCAATTTTGTCACATAGCTGTAACCTTCGATCCTAAGGTAGATTTAATTAAATTTTATTTTGATGGATCGTTAGTAACTACGTCAAGCATGTCTTATGTGTTTGGAATTCAACCCTACACGATGCCAAACTTACCAACATTTAAAAAGCAAAATAGCTTTGATTATGTCGCTAGCGCATTGAATGCTACAGCTCCAGTAAAACTCAAATCTGGACCAAGATTAAATAAATACTTTACTCCTTGGATTGTCGGAGGGGGATACACCGATGGAATGTTCCAATATGGAAACTTCATGGGCGGAATTTATGGTGGCGTCAAGAGTGGCTTGAAGGGGTATTTAGGGAGCTTAAAATTCTATGCTAATACTCTAGGGGATTCTGAAATTTATGAAAATTATAGAGCACATAGAGATTTCTTTAAAAACATTGACGTTCCGTCATTATCCATAGGGCCTTGCTCTGATTAAGGATTAAATTATGGCTATAAATCAAGACATTGAGGTATACGGGAGAGAGCCAAGCAAGTTCTCTAATTTCTCCACTAAATCAAAAGGAAATAAGACCTACGGATTTAAATTTCCATTTGGAGATCTTGAGAGCGGGACATTCCTAAAGAAATCCTCAGAATTAGAAGTAGTAAAATCTGGGATAATACAGCTACTTGCTACTTCCAGGGGTGAAAGAGTAATGCTTCCAAACTTTGGAACAAACCTTAAAAAGTATTTGATGGAGCCTTTAGATCAGGCTTTATTGAATCAAATTAGGCGAGAAGTCTCAGAATCTATATATAAGTATGCAACTAATGTTAATATCCTAAGATTACAGGTATTCCCATTAGAAAATGCTTCGTCTGGAGGGGGACATACCTTATTAATAAAGTTAGTATGTTCCATGAAGGAAAACGAAGGGTTAGGATTTGAAGTTAGTGTAGAGATAAAATAATGGTATTATTTAAGGGAACAGTAGAATCTGATTTTTTAAAGTTAGCGTCAGTAGATGATGCAGATAAATCTAATTTAATTAATTTTGCGGCTACAGATTTCCTATCTTTAAGACAATCCCTACTTGAATACGTAAAATCAGTTTATCCATTAGAATATAATTATTTCTCTGAGTCCGATTTTGGTATGATGCTGGTAGAGTTAGTAGCCTACATGGGGCACGTTCTATCCTACAAAGCTGATTACTTGGCTAATGAAAATTACCTTAAATCAGCCAGAGCGAGAGACAGTGTAAAAAGATTGATGGAGTTGATTGGCATAAGAATGAAGGGTCCGATTGCTGCTGCAACAGACGCAAGACTGACCTTAGAATCAAACCAGCCTTGGGTATCCAATTCTAGTCTAGTTATAACTCCAGAGAATAGAGTTGTTTCCATAAATTCACCGGAAGATGGGCAACCTATGTCTTATACACTTTATAAAGTTGCAGCAAATGGAGATATAGATTCAACAAACTCAAACGGTGATGTTGTAGTGTATAATTCTGAAAAAGCAACCAGCTCTGTAGTGTCTAGCTTGGTGTTATTAGAGGGAACTTTAGTCGTTGAACAAGGACAATTTGTTGATACTGAGTCTTTGAAGTCGGTAGCCCTTCAGAGATCCCCTGTCATCGAGGGAAGTGTTCTAGCCTATGTTGAGGGGTCAAACTCTACCAGTGGGCAGTATAGGCAAGTTGATAACATATTCTATGCATCTGGTTCGGGCGATAAAGTATTCCAATTATTATCAACTGACAATTATGGTGGGACTGTAGTCTTTGGAGATAATAACATAGGTAAAGTTCCTGCCATAGGGGATAGCTATAGAATTATTTATAGAGTTGGAGGCGGAACCAGAGGCAATATTGCAAGAGGGTTATTAAATACATCAATAACAACTCAATTTTATCGAACTCCTTCTGATGATGCTGTTAATATTCAAGCTACTTTAGAGAATACGTCTAAGGGCACTGGGGGCTCAGATTCTGAAACTATAGAACATGCGAAGAAGTATGGACCCCTGATGTTCAGAACTCAAAATAGGTTAGTTACGCTAACTGACTACAAAGCGTTCGTTAATAGCTTTATAAGCTCATACGGATCTGTAGGAAAGGCAACAGCAGCAACCAGAAGAGCATTCTCATCAGCCAATATAATTGATGTTTATGTCTTAGAGAAATCTAACAACATACAATTAAGAAAGGCAACTCCAGAATATAAAAGACAAATAGCGGAAGCAATATCTGATTTGAAGATGATAACAGATGAAGTCGTGGTAGTCGATGGTTTGATAAGAACCTTAGATTTAATAATTACTCTTCGTATAGACAAGAAATATAGAAATGTTGAAACTTCAATCAAAGCAAAAGCAAATCAAAAAGTTTTAGATTGTTTTAATGTTGACAATAATGATTTTGGAAAAGAATTCAATCCTCAAGAGATTTTGTATAAACTATTTGAAGTTGAAGAAGTTAGATTTGCGACAATAGATAATGCTCCAAACTCTATAAAAATTAACTTTAATGAGATAGTTCAGTTAAATAATTTTACAATAAATATAAGTTATGTCTAAGGCAATATCAAACATATCAAACAAACAATTTTATAAGTCTAATTATTCTGAGGCTTTGAAGTCTGTTATTCCATATGTTTATTTTGAGGAAGACTATGCAAAGAACGAAAAAGAAATAGACATATTAGATCAGGTTGTAAATTCTCATTTAAAAATAATAGGAAACATATCAAATTTACTTTATGTCAGTGCAATACCAGGAACTGTATTTGCGGATATTGACGATCCTTCAGGAATATCAAAATTCTTTGTAAAGCAAAATAACTTAACAGATGTAGATCTTAATGATTTTGAAAGAAAAATATTAGTCCCATTAGATAAAGCATACTCTGATTTTGAAACTAGTTCAGACTTTTCTGATTATGTTAACACTACTTTACTTCCTGGTATACGATTAAATACCCCAAGTTTAGACTTTCTTGAAGGTGGAAATGTAAGTGCAAATCATATTTATTTGATAAATAATTTATCTTGGATGTATTTCTTAAACTTAAGCAGTGCTAGTTTAAATTATAACCCATCCTCTTATGTCCATGATGTATTAGTATCAAAAATATACACTGGTCAATCCATACAAATAAATGACGGTATAAAAGGACTCACTGAATATATCTGGAGAAACTACAATTACATCCCTTCTTGGAGTAGCTTGGATATACTTCCTAAAGACTTTAAGCCAATACCTTCAATAACTCAGGATCAATTTACTAGTGGAACTCAACAATTAGAAAAGTTACTAACATTAGTAGATGTGATTTATTCTCCATTGTATATTGATAACGGAGACACAAGGGTAAAAGATGCTATCAATGATTACATACAAAATACATATTTAATTGAGCAGCAAATATTAACTGGACCATTTATAAAGCTAATCAAAGCGTTCTCGTTTGCGTTTGCAGACTATTCAAACTATATTGACAGATTAGAAATTGTAAATGACATAGATAGATGCCCCGAGGAGTTACTGCCTTATTTAGCTGATCTAATAGGTTGGAAATTATTTGGATCTGAGCCAGATAGATGGAGACTTCAATTAGTTAACGCAGTTGATATTTACAGAAATGTAGGAACTAAAAGATCTATTCAATTAATATCAGATTCTGTATTCGGACAGGATGTATTTGACGTTAGCTCTTCTATTTATGAACTTTGGGAGTCTTACATACCATTCCTAATTCAGTATGCATTAGCAACTGAGTCTACCTTACTTGACGATTTCTCAACGTGGACTCCAGAGATCTCCAATAATTTGGGCATATCAATCAATGACAGAACTAACATGGATACTAATGTTAGGTTGTGTGTTGACAAGATAATTTATGATCTTGCATTAAAGTATAGAACTAATTTCTTATTTAAAGGCAAGCCATTCCCAATAGGCGACGTAGATTTCATATTTAATTATCGAGGAAGGGATTATTTAGTCCCCCCATTTGAGGAGATTCCATACTACAAAAATATTAGAGTAACTTACGACATGGTTGATACCATAGTTGATAAACTAGTTTGTTTTGGGGTAAGGCAAGCTTTTGCAGTTCAAGTTGGTAATTACATAAGGAGTAAAGTTTTAGATGTTGCAGACGATACTTTGACATCTAATAACGGATGGTTATTCTTTACATCAAGCGTCCAGTATGCACCTAATTGGAATTCTGTAATCAAAGATATAACAAACACCAAGTCTGAATATCTACCATTATGGAACGGAAAATCATCACACTTCAAAATAGTGTTTGAAGCTTCTAGCTTTGATTTTAATAAAACTTCATTAGAAGCAGATAGCAGAGAAACATTGGCTGTCGCATCTCAAGTAGCCAAAGAATTCTCTCCAGCACACTCCATCCCTAATGTCATTGCACTTGTAAATGAGCAAGACTGGTATACTAATTATTCTGGAACTAATTTTAATTTCGTTAAACTTGACAAGGTTGAGCATGGATCGTTGTTTATCCCTGGGTCTAATGCACTAGCTGGCTATGGTCTTTCTGCTCTTGTAACCCCATCATACAAGCGTGGTATAACTGCAACTTCTGTAAACACATTCTCTAGAGTAGATGCTGATTCAATAACAGATCCAATTTTAAGTCATGGCGGGACAGTAGCATTATTGCCAAGAAGATCTCACAGAAGAAGAAATTTAAAGAATATACTCCCTAAAGATGGATTCTATGATAGGACTGGATTTAACATGCCAGTTTCCTGGCAAGACTATGTGGTTAGCAACGCATCTTTTTTACCTCTAGGGTTTATACCCTCAGGTCTGAAGTTTACCCCAATAACAAACTACAATAGTATCCCAGCGGTTTATGGAATTTGTGAAGATCTGAATTCTTCAAATTCTTTTAATGGCGTTGCAACAAGTAATACCTACCCAGTCAGAGGTTGGAATTCATCTAAATTTAATTTAGCTAAATGCATAGATCGAGGTCAGTTACATCCTTTTGTTGCAACTATTCATCAGATAGGGGAATCTGCAAAGCTTCACGAAGCCTCAGCATATTACTACTATAACCCCTCTGCTTATGTGGCTAATAGCAACTGGAAAAATGTTTTACAGAGCTATGCAAATAGTTCTACAGAACTTAGTGGAGACTTCCCAAATTCATTTGATGATTACATCAACTTCAAACTTGGTAGAGACTTCCATAAATTTTATTACGACTACACTCATAACTTTAATTGCCATAGAACTTCTCCAATAGTATTAAATCAAGATGGTCCAATAATTTTGGCGCATGCTCTAGGCTCTCTATTGTATAATTCTGATTTAACGAAGCTAGGAACTTTAACTACTCAGAACCCTAGCTTAATTACTTCTAACTTGGCGAGTGCGTTCGATTTTATCGCTGGGCGTGGGATATTCTCTAGTTCAGGGACATCATCAGGAACTTACATTGCTAGTTCTATTCTTAATGTTGGAGAAGAAATTTATGAATACAGAAATTCTGGAATACTACAACATATTGAATTTTGTCAGACTTCAGGATCTAGTCAAAATAACAACTTTGCGATTATTGACATAGACCCGTCATTTAAGAGTGAAGAAAGAAAAAATAAAATTCTAGACAATAAAGTATTAATACGTCAATCCTCTTACAATGGATTTGGAAGAATAATATTAGATTTAAGTAAATATAGTCTAAATTCAACGGTATATGATAAAACCAATAATTTCTTAAGTCCAGATCACGATTTTAATTTAAAACTTAAGACTGTGATAAGTGACTCTGCTGGACTGTCTCTCGGCGGTGGAACCATAGGGATTTGGATACATACCAAGCCTGAGTTGAATAAGGTATGGTCGTTCACCAGTGATAGGAAGTGGGTCCAGCACTCAGCATCCAGCATGACGTTCTCTCAAGCATTAAATTATTGTAACTTAATTAATTTACCATTACAATCAAGAGATCTAACTGAACCATTTGAATGTGCTAGATTCTTAGATATAAACAATCCAAATAGAAAGAATGATGTAGTTGCTTCGATACGTGAAAATGACTTTACTGAAATTTCAATAGATTTCCATACAAGAAACCATGCTTGTATTGGAACTGATATTACTCAAGTTAATACTGAATATTTTACCAATATATCTAACCATGTTCATAGATTAAATCAAAACTATGTCATAGAGATATTCACAATTCCTACTCAAGACGATAAATTTACACTCTATTATGATTTATCTATGATGGATCTTACACTAAATAAATGGTCGAAACCACTAGTGACAGGAATTCCAAATGGATCCAATATGGGAGAAATTTATTGTAAAGAGTTCAGAGTTGATTTAAGTAAACATAATATACTTAATATCTTAAAATACTTTAACTTGCTGAGAGGTAAGTATGCCAAAACTGCATACTCTGGAATAAATAATCTCACAGGATATGCAAGTAGAGAGTCCTCTGCGACTCAGAGATTCTATGAAACTAGCGGCGGAAGCAGAATTAACTATGTAGAATCCCCATTGTGGAATACATATTCTGTGACATCAACTGGTCTTTATACAAATATTGTAATTAATAATTAACATGATTTTAGATGGTTTAGGAGAAATAATAGTTGATGCTTTAACAGCAAATAGGAGCCTATCTGGCATCTCGTCTGCGTCTGCTATCCTCGATACATCTAATTATACGTTTCATGCCATCAGTTATAGTAAAAATGCCGATGGGTTTAGATCACATGGGCATACAATTCTATCACCTTCAGGGTCTGGAAACGGGGTCATTAAAGTATTATCATATCAACCCGTATCGGTGTCAAGTTACCATAGCTCCGCAATAGCTTCAGCAATTCCAGATTCTTACAGATTACTTCCAGACCCTCCAAAACCTACAGATACAAGGTTGGAACTTAAATCAACAGTTCCAAATTATTCTTCGGGAGTTCCAGATCTAGGTCACTGTCTTAATTCTGGAATTGATCAAAACTTAAGTGGGTTTTCCCATTTAATTGGATGCTACCCTAGACCTTTAGGGTTAAATTATTGGGTTGTCTCTTCTGCTGCTAACCCAGGAACTAGTGTTATTTATAGTGGAACTTTATACTCTAATTATAATTTCGATAAAGTAATGGACGCTTCTGGATTTTTAACTTTTGCAGGTAGTTCCATAGCAGACCATGTAAATTTGTATACTTTGGGCGTAGGAAGTTATGGAGTTCTTAGGACTCCACTGCCGGATTTTCCAAATAGAATAAGGTTGTTCTGGTATCTTGGGACTGGTGATGCAGGTTCTCTATTATTATTTGGTGGAATATACCAAATTGGGTTATGGTGTTTAGATTTAAAAGAAATGTTAAGACAGGGTTATAATCCACCTTTTGCTTTTAATCATCTAAATAATATAAGAAAGTATAAATTAGTAGCTAAAAAAACTTTTAATAGAGATATACTATACTTAAATGATGTTGGGGTGTCTAGTGGATTTAATCATAGTTTTGATTACCCTACAAACTATGCATCCCCGTTGTGGTCTGGGATGTCGTTTAATTGGGATATAAATTTTGTGTGATTTATGATATTAAATTTGATGGAAGATTTGGATATTAAAGGGCATCTTACGATCTCTAAGGTTTACCGTGATGGGAACGAAGAGATTATTTTTGATGACCATAATATAATTGTATCTGGAATGGGAGTCGCTTTAGCTCATATGTTTGCTTTGTCTGGATCTAATTCAATATTAGATTATCAAATAGACAGATTTCAAGTTGGAGTTAGCGGAGCGGCATCCCTTGAATTAAGTTCTACTAATCAATTAAGTGGTCCTCTTTCATCATTTGCAGAATATGGTATCGAAGGGGACATCCTCGCGGCATCCGCATATCAAATAATAAATAATTCTATAGTTTCAATAGCAAAATATTATGGAATTATCCCACAGCAAAACATAACCAGAATAGACGCTAACACAGTAAGATACACTATAGTAATTGACGAAAACTCTTGCAACAATCTTACTAGAGGAGGTGTTGAAAGTGCATTGAATGAAATAGGATTATTTGTTAAAAATATAAAGAACAACGCTACTCAGTCGCCTATTCTCGTAGCTTACAGGCATTTTGATAACATTCTCAAAACCTCAGACTTCTCATTAGTTTTTAGATGGAGTATAAACTTCTAACATGTTTTTACCTGGAGATATTTACACAACTAGCGGACCTTTAAAACTTTATCATTGCTGGACAGATAAGGTAACCAAGTATGATTCCAGTTCGTTCTACAACTGGGAACAAGATAATCTTCCAATTTATGATTTGGAAGAAAGAACTTTTTATCTCTGGGAACAATTAGGGTATCCAACCTCTTCTATTCCAGGTGCGGCTTTAGTAGTGTCGGCAGATGCCCCTGATGCTGTAGTAGGTTGTAATAAGAATATATTCAGAACTGTTAGTGCTGCTATAGAGGCTCTCCCTCAAATAATTAATTTTCCAATAATAATTGAAATAGCTAATTTCGGTCAACTTGGAGACCTTACATTAAATAACTACAAGTTTGGTCCAAGAGGATCTCTTGAGATTATAAATAGAAATTTCTCTAAGCAAGAATACTCTTTGTCTGGAGATCTTAGCAATAGTGGGTTGGATCCTCAAGTATGTGCATCATATTATGCGGGAACAAACCCAAGAAATTATGTTGGATCTTTTTCAATTTATGCAGCCGCTTTCGCTGGGATACAAGAGACAACCCCAATGCAAGGATTCCTTGATTCAAGTTGCTTATCAATATCAGCAGCAGTATTCAGTGGAACCCGAGATGTTAGACTTTCTGGGGCTGGACCGACTCCAACATTGAATGGATATGTGTCAGTATTTAAGATTAAAAGCAATTACAATAAATCTACACTAATTGTAGATTCTAAAAATAATACGCAACCTTACACAAGCGATAATTATGGTATTGCATTCACCCCGTATGCCCTCAATCCAGAATCATCAGATGATATACATGTGAAAGATGCTAGCACTGTTGATTATTTAAATAATAACTTATTATTAAATTCTAATAATGATACTGGATTGAACCTTAACAGAGCATTTAATGGATTATATTACGGTAATAAATTAAATAAAATTTATATTAATAACTGTGATGGACCAATATTTATTAGAAACTTTTTCTTGGATGGTAAGGGGTCAACAGTAACTAATAATCATTATGGAGTAGAAGTAAATAATTCTCCAAATATCTATTTAGAAAATATCGTATCTACTAGGTATAGAAAAGCAGGATTCTATTTTAATAATTCAACGGTAAACATTCTTAGATCCTGTGTAGCTAACAGAATTTATGATTTTGATTCTTCTAATAGAAGAATAACTGGTAACTTCTCAGATAGAAGAGTTGGAATAACCTATAACGACTCAAGCAGTTATTTAGAGATAGATCAAGCTGCCGGATTGGTTGCTAATAATAGTTTTATCAACTTCTCCTCAACAAGAGATTGGGAATATGCAAGATATGCAGAAAATCTAACTTCTTGGAAAGCTACTCCAAATGCTTACCATGTCATAGAATTTAATGACAATGCAAATGGAGTTATATTAAATAATTCAATAATGGTTGGGGGAGACTCAAGAAGATCTTCCTCTGATAACTTAGCTCAAATAATAGATGAAACAATTTTTGATTTTAATTCAAATGTAATTTGTGGTTTAGTAGCTAATAATTCAAAAATTTCTCTTAATGGTTTAGTAAGACTAAGAGAAAACTTAAAGGGACTGGAGGCTAATTCATCAGAATTAGAGGTTGAATCCTTAGAAGCTATTCATAACCAAACTGTTGGCGTTGAACTAAATAACTCTGTAGCTCTTTATAATAAAAATTTAAAGAAGTATCACTCTACAGGAACTTTAAGAACTCACCTAATACAACGCCCAGGTTACTTCCTAGGTAATGGAATTCATCTAAGTTTAAATTCTAGCAAGATGTTACCTCAGATAACTTCAGGGATGGAACTTAGATATTGTGACATGAGATTTATTTCTCCAATAGGATCTTATGTTTCAGGGGTCTTAACTGAATCAATTCGTGTAGATAATAAATCAGAGCTTTGTTTGATTTCTCCAAGAATAGAAAGAGACGATACGCATAGTAAATCTGGAACATCAAAGAAAGGCTCTGAAATAAATTGTTTAAATAATTCTAAAACAATAATAAGAGGGACAGGCTACTTCCCAACTAGAATAATTGGACCTAACACTAGAGACAACCAAAAAAATATCGCAGCCATCACTGCTAATCAAAACTCTACTGTTGATGTTAACGGACCAACAATTATTGCTCAATTCGGAATAGATTTATTAGCTGATAAAAATTCAACTATAAATCTATCACCACCAAAATCTGAGCTGGATGGTGTATTAGATATTAGTTCTATAAATTTAAATGATAGTTCGAACCATACTATGGTGGAACTGCATAGCACAAGAGCATGTATTGTTGTAGATAATCAATCTACTCTCAATATGAAAGATCTTGGAAGTTACAGAACGAGATGGGACATGACTGGGACTTTTAATTCATTTGGCCCAGATTACGGTGGAATTAATGATACTGCATTTAATACAACCTATGTAAGCGGAGGATCTCTCCAGTTCTATCCAAATCCAAACGCCATAGGAACAACTAATGCTGCAATTTGTGTCACTGCAACAACAGAAAACTTATTCACAAAATATCCAAATGGCTATGGTGCGTTGTATGGATTGAATAATTCAGTCTTAACATTTAGCTCTGTAACATTTGGTGGAATGTGTGTTAGAGCTTTAAATAACAGTGTGATAAATGCGCATAACGTAAATTTCCCTTGTGGGTGGTGGAATGCTTCGGCACCATATTATGATAAGTCAATAACTTTTGATAGTGGTGGTGCTTGCTATAGACCATTTATATGGAACATTGCGGATTCTTCACAATTAAAATCTTCATTCCTATCAGTAAGCGGATTATTCCCAAGATTAGCTGGGTATGTAGGGCCATACGGTTTCTGGAAAGGAGCGGATAACGCAGCATACTACGGTGCCCCATCGTCAACCCCAGATACAAGCTCCATATCCATTCTCGACATTTATGGTGCTAATCCTTCAGGAACAGCATTTACGAATGTTACAGCTACTAATTATGGCCCGTTCAGACTTTACTTTGGAGTAAATCCATTTGTAAATTCTCTAACAGAGCTTAATGGTTCTGGTGGTGTGGAGATTATAAAGCAAATATATTCTCAAGGATATCAACCGTCTGCTTCATTGCTTTGCAGCGGATCTCCTAGTGCAATATATAAGATGGCATTAATTAGAAATTCTAACGGTGTGATATCCCCTTCTGGATTCTATTATGGATCTGGAGTTACTGATACTGCTGGGCATATGAGAGTATTACTAGACGAATCTTCAGCGGAAACATTCGCTAATGCAAAGCACTGCGCGGCTGGAAGGTCAGGTAATTCTAAATTAGTATCAATTTACTATCCGTATACTATAGCTAGGTATGGGGATACTTACTCAACTAAGGGAGTAGCATCAGTAAATACGTTCGATATAGAGAGGGATAATTAATGACTAGTTTTAATTTTGCAGACAGCCAATATAGATTTACTAGCCCAATACGATATTTTAAGGCTAACGATCCAATTTATTATGAAGTGGATAACATCCCTCTTAAACAACTGCACGAAAACGATCTCTGGTTAAAGGATCAAATATTTACAGTTAGAACTTCAGTGGAAGGTGGAATAGAGAGGTCAGATATAAATGAACTTAGACCTTATGTAGACGAGTTTGATAATACTGTAAAAGTAAAGCCAGGAAGATTTACTGCTAGAATAAATGATGCTTATGATCTGACTCCACTACAAGTAATATCAAAATTTACAGGTGCATCCGCAGTAGTAGAATACAATTCTTGGACCGCAGCCAGTTTGTCATCTTCTGGAATTTCAGCTATAATTGAAAGGTTTAAGCAAGCTGTCGCACTAAATCTGAACGGTTTGGTAGAAAGAGCTTTTACTCGACCAGCAGTTATTCCTGATTATGCTGATACCAGATTCACATCTCAAACAACTCCAAAAATATCAATTATAACAGGCCCAGAATCTGCGTATGGTCAGCCCCCATACCCATTAACAAATGCCGTGTTATGGAGTAATTTCAACGATCAATCCAGCCAAGCAATAAGATCTGATTTGTATGTCATAAGGCAATACGATGATCTACAGCCAAGCGCAACGGTAGGGTTTGCTAGAATGGGTTCTGCTGAAACTGCATTTATTAAGCGGTGGAGGGGAATAGCAAGAACTGCTGTTGTTGATGTTCCAAATGAATTAAATATAGAAATTCCACCATTTAGAAGCGCAGACTTCTTTTACTATGATTCGCAAGGTGTTAAACAGTTTTTAACAAATGCAACTCAAAGAATAGATCTTTTGTTTGTTTACGCTAAACCCATTGATGCGAGTTCTACGACTATTGCAAAATACGTAAATGGTTCTCCAACTAAGATAACTAGAGCAGAACTCGGAATTGTGTATGGTGCAGGACTTGGTGTAGATTTTAAATCAAGTAACTCTAGAAATCAAAAAGTTTTAGAATCGGCGGGCCTTACAAAATTATACCCTAATACTGACGATTCGACTCTGCCTGACGGAACAATAAAGATGCTGGCTCACTTTGGTGATGAGTCAGGTCAGAATACTGGATTTAACATTTCTGGTGTATCATTAAAAGGATCCTTCCCCTCACCAGATGATTTAATGAATTTAAGTCCTCTATTAGATGAAGATTTGTCTAGCTCAAGTGTTAATCTAATTGGACAAAGCGTATTACTTTTAGCATATATTGTAGTAAGAAAAAACCCAACTTCAACAAATTCTGAAGGTATTACAGTCTTAACTCAGAATGATATAGTTGATATTAGACCGTTCTTGAGAACAACGGAGCTTTCTTATAACGAAAGAGCAGGTATCGCAGCAGCAGTCCCATCTCCATCTATAGCGAATCCTATAGTTACTCAAGCTGAATTAGATTTTGAGCTTAAGAAACTTAGAACAGAGTTATTAACTCAAATTCCTAGTATTCCAGATATTCCAGTTTTGACATACAGAACTTTCTATACTCCAAGAGAGCAAACCGTATTACTAACTCAAGATTTACTAGTAACTCAAGGATTAGCAAAAACTAGCGTTTTAGGAAGCAGATCTAATCCAGGAGAATTTTTAATATCTTCAGAAGATCTTCAACTTGGTGATCCAGTTCTATTCCCATCAATTCAAAATGAACCAACAAGGTATAGAAGATATTTAAGTGAATTGATACTTAGAATTGAAGCTATTCATACTCAACAAGATATTTGGCCTGCTTCCCTATCATTAGGGTTTGTAGATGGAAATTCTAGAAATATACCACCAAGATATATTAAATCTGGAGTAATTGGTTTAGCCATTGCTGATGGCCGCGTTAGAGATAACGATTCATACGGAGGATATAGGACAGTAAATCATATAAACTATCCAGTATCAGGTTCTACACTGAGTGTTCCAGTATTACCAATAATAATGAAAACTTACATATCAAGAGATTCAGTATTAGATTCTGGATCCCCTGGAAGCTTGCTACCTACTCAAAATGATTACGATACGCTACCAGACAGTAACTTATACTTTAAAGTATATGTAACTGGATATAAGATAATAAACGTAGATAGATTTAAGGGTATCCCACTTGATGTATAATGCCAAGTATACTTCCTCCAACACCACCTCGTAGATTTCCTTGTGGAGAATTTTTCCCTGGGGATCAGCCGAGGCCATATGATGGTGAGATAAATACTTCGATACCTCCATTATACATACCCTCCCCATCTAGACCTAGACCAGTATTCTTCCCAACCGGAGCCCCAGTAGGGCCTAGAGGGCCAACAGGTCCAAACCCAGGTTCTGGTGGGGGAGGAGGAAGAGGTGGAAGAGGCTTTGGCCCTGGAGGCCCTGCGACCCCAGGGCAATTAGGACCAGCAACCCCCGGCCCTGGAGGCCCAGCAGGAGGCGGCGGCGGCGCAGCGGGAGGCAAGGGTGGCCCAGCAACCCCCGGCCCTGGAGGACCAGCAGCTCCAGGCCCAGCAGGCCCAGCTACAGGGGGAAGGTCTTTTAGGCAATGCACCGTTACAGTAGAATATTGCACTGAGCCAAACAGAACTTATACACAATCAGAGTTAGAGGCACTTCCAATAAGAAGAATAATTAGAGTTCCAACTTTATGTTCTTTTGAGAAAGCATCTTTTGATGTGTCGGCAGGATACCCTTTTAGACCAGACATACCTTACACAGATGATGCAAAAAATTTCTGTGTTGCTACTGATTTTGTTTCATCAGATTTTTGGACCGGATGTATTTCAGATAATCCTAGACCTTGCACTAATCTACCTGATAACAATCAATCAGTGATTTCATTAGGTAGATTAACAAATTCTATAACACAAAATCAAAGTTCTCAGGTTGGTTCAACGATACCTAATTCTCAAGTTAATTCACAAACTATCTTAAGATCCTTACCCTCTAGACAAGAAGAGCAATTAAATTTAAATGATCCTACTCTTTTAAAACAAGCTTCAACTTCCTCAAGTTACAACACAACTTATGGCTTATTTGATGAAAGATTTAATTTCTTCAAAACAAGCCCTCAAACAAGCACTACATTAGTAGGAAATTCTAATTACCTGAATATATTTAACAATGTTGTTTCAGAAAATGTAAAATATTTTATTGAGAGACAATCTACAACTACTCCTTGGTCTGAAGAGTATTTTGATTCTCTAACAAATGATAAAATAATAATTAGTTTAAGACAAGAGTTACTTACTTCGTTCAATAATATAAATTCGATAGGTAGGACTAGGCTGCCATTAAATGATTTTATTGAAGTTGTAAAAAATCATTTAATAACAGGAACATTATCTGAATTTGATCCTAATTATTTTTATTATGTTTACAATACACAAGTAAACATAAAAATGCTTAGGCTGCCTCAGCAAGGCGAAACTTACAATGGACTTCAAGCAGCTATAGGCTTGTTTGAATTAAGCTCACAAAGTCCATATTTCACAGATGATACAAATCTAAAGTCACTAAATGAGTTAAGAAGAATTAGATTTTTATTAGAGGATATAGAAGCTAGAATACCCTCTATGCAATTAAATGGTAACACTAGTCCATTGTTTCTAAACAACGCTGGTGCCCTGTGCCAGCAATTAAGTGGGTCAACTTCTTCATATTTAGATATTGGGGACGGTGCTGGGTATTACATCTCGTCATTGAATGTAATAGGGAATGCTTACCCTTTACAAACACAAAATGAATTGTCTGCCTCTAGATATCTCGCACCTTCTTTACGACAAAATATTTTAGAGTTGTTAGGAACTGATACAGGAATTACAATTACAGTTAATTCTCAAGCTGGTGTTACAGAATTTAGCTCTTCTTACAATGCTTCCGCTGATGTATACCCAATGTATTTTAAACTTGATTTGGGATCTATCACAGATGTAGAAAATCCAAATTCAGTTATAAACGTATTATCAGCTTCTTACGTTAGAATTACTGACGAAGAAGCTATAAATCATTCTAGAAATTATTCATATAACATCACAAAAGTAAATTTGGATCACAGAGATCCGATGATGCATTACGCCAGGGACACTAGCACATTAAGCGTAGAACTTGATGAGTTTAATCTTAGAAACTTTGATGAAAACAGAAGCGTAACTAAAGAAAATATAATACTTAGAAACATACCTGCTGCAATAGTATTAACTCCTGGGATGGGATCTGCTCATAATCCATTCAGTTCAAGATCTAATATAAATAATTATTCTGACAATGTTGTAACCAGATCTATAAACTTAATACCTTCATTTGAAACTCCACCAAATCTAATCACTAAACCATCTCTAGAAAGTTCCAATATTTTTAATAGCCTAGGAACTCCTTACTTTGGCTTATATGAGCAGCAGTATTCTCAAGATATCCACTCAGATATTTTTACTTATAGTCCTAGTTCATCAATTTTTAATAAATCATATTTTAACGGATCTTACAGCAGTTCTCAGCCAGCAGTAGAGTATAGGGAGTCTTCTATTGAATCTAAATTAGTTTCTCTAGTGGATAAACTATCAGACCCATCAAGTGTAAGTAGTTTAACTTGGTGGGATGTATTTAGAAGAGTTAAATTAAATGATATAGGAAAGTTATCCTATTCTGATACAGATAAATTTTTAAATAAACTAGCGTCTGGATGGAGAAATGATGTTCCAATATTAAATGTCCTTACTCGGTATAATTTAAAACCAAGTGGGATTCCCGAGGATGTGACCATACCAGATGATATTATTATTATTAATGAATGGGATAGATAATTTAATTAAAAAAATTAATTAAAATTTTCTATTTACTGTGATAGATATATGTAGGTAAAATTTTACTGTAAGGAAATACTTATGAAAAAGCAAATACTCGCTGAAGAAGTCGATCAAATCATTCAGCAATCATTTTGGGGCTTGGGTGGCGTTAAGCTAAACGAGTCAGTTGAGGGGCTACAAGCTCAAGACGCTCAGTCAGATGATGAGCAGCAGGAACAAATTGAAGAGGCTGTAGAGGGTCATGTTTGCCCTCTCTGTGAATCACAGCTAGAGGAAGCTATCTCTGATGAGCAGCTTGCCGAGCATGTTGATTTCATGGTCGGGGTCATCAGCGAAATGGAAGACATTACGGATGAAGACCTTACCGAACTCGCTGAGGAATTAGTTTCAGATGAATTTGAGGACGATCAAGAGGATCTGGACGAGGGCCAGAAGCCAGCATTCCTCAAGAAGCTAATGAAGCGTAACGGCTGAGGCTCGTAATTAATTTAATAGTTAATTAAATGAGCGATAAGTTTTTTCCTGATATTTCAGTAGGTGATTTTGCCATGGATCTTTTAAAGTCCATGGCAAAAGATCCTAATGGATTAAAGCCAGCTTTAAAGGAGTCTACGATTCAGTCTGCTGGTGCCCCCGATGTAAGCAAGTTTCAGGTTACTGACGATTTTGTTAAATTAGTTACTGAAGGTAAGAAGCCTGTAACTAAATCAACTAAGCAACCAATCAGAGAAACAACTGAAAATAAGTTAACAAGCTTAGTTGAAAGATTGGCATCTTTGGTATCTGAAGCTAAATCTATAATGGAAGAAATATCTGCTGGTGCTACGACTACAGGAAATCTTGGGGTTAATATGGCGGGCAAAACTAGCCGCAAAAGCAAAGCCTTAAGCAAATATTTATTAAAGTATAGAAATGTTTGATATATTTAAAATTATAAATGAAGCTAAAGCTTTGATCTCTGAAGGCGATAGAGGTCAAATACTACTTCAAACACCTAATAAAGTAAAGGGTGACAATAAGGGGCAAAGCCTAGGTGAAAACCCAGACCCAACTAATGTAATTGGAAAAGGCGAAAAGAAAGCTAAAAAGTTTATTAAACCTAAAAAGAAAGTTAATGAATCTAGGTTTGAAAAAGGTCAAGGGTCGAAGTCTGGAAGAAGTGCCATTCATTCCCAAACCAAAAAATATAACCCAGAAAAATCCAGAGTTCCTATCGCTAAATCAATAACAACTGCCATTAGAACGAGAGATGAGGGTCACGTATTTACAACTCCAAAGTCTAATAGATTTTATGTTGTTACGAAAGGTGGCAAGTGGGGAACTGATAAGGAACAAATAATTGGCGGTAAAACTGCTAAGGGATTTAGTAGTTTTAAACCAGCTAAGAGATTTGCAGTTAGAACCCTGATAAGACACGGGGGAGCAACTGACAAACGATACAAGAGCAAGAAGTATTGGAAGTCTGATAGGAAATAATCATGATGAATCTTCAAGACGTATTTATAATTCAAAATTTAACTGTCCTTAACGAGGGCAAGACGGGCCCATTGAAGATTCGTGGTATATTCCAACGTGCCGACGAAGCTAACAATAACCAGAGAATCTACCCCCAAAGAGTATTAGAGGGACAAGTAAGAGCCTTAAATGAAGCCATTAAAGAGCGTAGATTGGTAGGTGAGCTTGATCACCCAACCTATGACATGGTAAAGCTATCAAATGCTTCTCATCTTATAACAGGTCTTCATCTTGAGGGTAAGGAAGTGGTTGGAGAGGCTGAGATTCTCCCCACCCCCGCAGGTAAGGTTGTAGAAGGTCTTATCCGTGGTGGAGTTAAGATTGGAATTTCAAGCCGTGGAATGGGAACTCTATCAGAGGGTAGAAACGGCACTAAGACTGTAAATGAAGATTTTAGATTAGTTACATTTGATATCGTAGCTGATCCAAGCACCCGTGGAGCTTATCCAACCCTTAGCGAGTCTAAGGAGCATAAGAAGGAAAAGCAAATAATTGAATCAACAATCAAGACAGTTGTTGGTGAGAGATACTTCCTAAAGCTTCTTGAGAAGAAGATTGATGATAAGCTCAATGAAGCAAAAGCGAGAAGCCCAAAAGCCCTTAAGAAAGCAATGGAGAGAGCTAGAAGAAAGCCAGGAAGCAGAGTAGCAAACAAAGCATTAAAGATGTTGGGATCTCAACAAAGCAAAAGAGATGGAAGCCCTAAAGGTAAGCCACCTACTAGCTCTGGGGATGAAGATTAATCCCCAAGCTATTGATAAAATAAAAAGTGAAATATTTTCACATAGAGGATAAATAAGATTAGTATGAAAAACAATCCACTAGAGCAAATTGCCAAACTTCTGCCAGAAGGATTAACGGAGAGCATGGTTGAAAGCATCGCTACCCTAGTCCACCAGAAGATTGAAGAAGAAGTTAACG